CTACATGGCAATCATGGGACACCAGGCGGTTTCCGTGTATATAACGATTTCACAGTTACCGCTGTCGTCATCGCAGGGTTCGGGAGGTCCTGGCCAGTCGGTGATTTGACCACGACAGCGGAATCTTTCACTATCCAGCCCTGCACGGTCTAGGAATGTACCTAAAAAGGTATTCTTGTCAAAGTGCATAGGCTCTCGTTCAAATGGAATATCAAATTGCTCAGCTATGAAGTTGTAGAGCTTTCTGACTGCTTTATAATCTCCCGTGAATTTGATTCTGCTGTAGCACCAGTTTGGCATAAGTATCATTCCTTTCTAAAATTAACATCAAGCGGCTTTTATTGGCATAATGCCTAAATGCTTGGCATACTTAGGTAAATGGGTATAACGGCTGCTATTCATCAGCTTGTCGTGAAGGTCTTTGTCTGAAAGACCATACCAGCGGCCACGGCCTTTTGTAAATGCTTCTATGGCATTGAGACCGGCACCAGTCAGTGCCTTTACTTCAAATAGGTTGGAACCATCATGGTGGGTGGTGCGGATGAATAAGTGGCCGTTTTCATCATAGATTTCTACATCATCCGCACATTCCATGAGTTCGGATAACAGCAGGTCAAGGATACCTGTCTTCCCGGCAGGAAAGGTGCCGTTCCATCTGCCGACTGTGCCCTGCATGATTACCTGTCCTTCACAGGGGAGCTTGCGGAAAAAATCAAGCAGCAGCTTCCTTTCCGTGTTCCAGACTTCGCAGCCATCATCGGGATTATCCAGATAATCCCAGCTGTTAAAAATAGTGATTTTACTCATAGCGCTTTCCTCCTTGCGCCCCCTGCATATTGCAGGGGGCATATTATATTGCTTATTTCTTGGGGGCTTTTTTAGAAGTCTTGACATCAGATTTAGCCTTGGGGCTTAGAAAATCAATTTTCTTGACCACAATGCCAATATCAAAACGGCGGTTGCCGTTCTTGTCTGTCCAGCGTTTAGGCTGAATCCTGCCATAGATACCGACTTTAGAACCTTTCCGCAGGTTTTCTGACATAGCCTCGGCTATTTTATTAAATGCGGTAACAGGCAAATAGTCCGGGGGAGGTTTTTGGGAAGATTTTTTGGATTTGATTCTGTTAACCGCTACGAAAACATTGGCGACCATCGTGAGGCGGTTATTCTTTTCGTAGATGTTGAAATTTACATCGCTGGCCAGATTGCCGATTATACATACCTTGTTCATGCTGTCCTCCTTTGTGGGAGCTTTATGCCTGCCCCCGCGCGAAAATTTCTTTTTTTGACAGCCATGAAATACAGCCGGATGGAGCGGGGGGCAAGGACACGCGTCAGCGTGGCGAAGCCTTCCTTGCCCCACACGAGCGGAGGCTGTATCATGTGCAGGCAAAAAAAGAGCTGTAATTTTGCTGTTCTGTAATCCCTGTAATGCTTTGGTAATGATTTGAAATGTCTATTGCGATTCTGTGTTATTTAGCCGCGCTGCGGGCAAGTAAACTGATGGTAGATAAGTCTGTAAACGTAAGGGGGGAAGAGAATATGCGTGATAAGCCTGAAGGACTGGATAGGGAACTGTACGGACATTTATGCCCGGAGCTGGAATGGATGTCGGATGAAGAAAAAGAAGAGTTGCTAAGCGGTGAAATGGAAAAGGAGATGACAGAAGATGGCATGGCAAAGTGATAAGCTAAAAGACGCGCATAAGGAAATGGTCGAAAAGATTATTGCCGATATGGAAGCCGGAAAGGTTTTCTTCTGGGACTCCCAGCATTTTGGCCGGCCACCGCGAAATGTCAGCTCGGAGAAAAAAAACGGCGTGGAGACCAGACGATACCATGGGAAGAATAATCTAATCCTCAGCGTGGCTGCTATGCAAAATGGCTATACGGACAGCCGCTGGGGTACCTATGAGGCCATAAAAAAAGAAGGCGGCCAGGTAAAGAAAGGCGAGAAAGCCACCTTGATAGAGCTTTGGATATGGGATAAGCCTGTACGGCATAAAAACAGTAAGACGGGTAAATGGGAAACGGTTTATAAAAAAGATGAGAACGGCCATTACCTGCTGGACTTTAACGGGAAGAAAATCCCCAAAACGGTTCATTTGGATGTCCCAATCGTTAAGGGGATACCGGTATTTAATGCAGAACAGGCCACCGGGCTTCCGCCGGAGCATGAGATAACGATAAATGTTGCTGACCGGCAGGAAAAAATGGAGCGTATCATTGCTGGCAGCGAGGCTCCTGTTTACAATGACCAGACGGACAGGAATTACTATACGCCTGCCCAGGATGAGATCCATGTGATGAAAGCAGAGGATTTCAAGCATATGTCCGGTTACTATGCAACGGTAATCCATGAGATTGCCCATAGTACCGGCGCGGAAAAAAGACTCAACCGGGATGGCATCGTAAAGGGAGAAGGCTTTGGGTCACCAAGCTATGCCAAGGAAGAACTGGTGGCAGAAATGTCCTCGCTGTTTGTGGCGCAGGAATTTGATTTGAAATTTGATGATGCCCATTATGAGAATCATGCAGCATATCTGCAAAGCTGGATTGCGGTGCTGAAGGATAATCCGGATGAGCTGTATAAGGCGGCAGAACAGGCGGAAAAGGCTGTGACCTACATCAAGGAGCATATGCTCGATAAGAAAAAAAGGCAGGCCGTAGCCGAAGAACAGGGTGAGTATAAGTACTATCTTGACCAGAGGCCCGTGGATATCGGAGCAGTGCCAAACGGTTTCAGCCGGTTCGATGAAGAAGATAAGGGCGGCAGGTATGGCGCTATATATTACAAGGGTAAGCTCACGGATAAGCAGGTAAAAGACTATGAACTACGTCCGGCTGTTCAGGAAAAGGCCGTAGTAAGAAAACTTACCCCAAAAGAGAAACTGGCAGCTGATTTGAAGGAAGAACAACCAGTTGCTATGGCGAGGTGATAGGCATGGATATCCCGTTCCAGCGGAAAGGCGGCCCCTATACGATAGAAAAGCATGAGGAACCTCTATCGGTAAGCTATTGCGTTATGGAAGAAAGGCAGCCCGTGGAGACATTCACACATCGGATGCAGCCAGGCTATGATGAGGAGGAACGAAGCTTTTCCTATGTGGCAGCCCTGGATTATGTGGCAGAACAACTGGCCGAAAAGGCGAAGGATATGCTGGATGTAAGGGCCTATCAGCAGGAATATTACGCCCCGGAAAAGCAGGGGCTTAGCGTATGGCTGAAGGTACCACCGGAAGAATTGGCTAAGCAGACTGGCCAGAAACTGGCAGATACGAAGGAGCTGGAGGACATTTTTGCTGACCGAGGGATGCCCGTGCGTATGGATAGGAAATATATGGAGGAATCTAAATTCCACCTAAGTGCCGATGTGCTTTGTGATAGAAACACTAGCCGCCAGAACACATTGGAACCGAAGGAGAAATTACTGAAGGATATGGAGATAACTACAGCCAAGGGGATAGCAAGAGGAGAATAATAGTGAGAGCAAAAGACTATTTGGATGATGACTACATCATGAGAAAACTGGCCGACGAAATGGGCTTTGATTATGAGGAAAATGAACGTCTGCAGGCAGAAGCAGAGCGGCTGGAAAAAGAGCCCGCAGAAGAGGTGAAGGAAGATGGCGACCTACCGCGATATATTTGATACCAGAGACCGATTAAATCCCAAAATCGTGGATAGACTGCGCAGGTATGGCAATCTGGAGCCTCCCGGTGTATATGGCAGGCCTTATAACGGCGGGGCAAAACATGGCCATGAATATCCCTTGTCGCGGGCAAACTACCTGCGGTTAGTTACCATGCAGGATGATGAGCACCAATATAAAGACCCGCGCTGGGTCTGGCAGGAAACCGCTAAGAAAAACGGCTGGGTACTGAAGCCAACGGCCAGAGCGGCAGCCATTGAGGTATATCGGAAGGGCGAAGACGGCAAGGTTGTTCCTGACCTGTGGAAATTCTACAATGTGGAGGATTTCAAGAACTATCCGTATAAGCCGCTGGAGGTAAAAGGGGATAGGCCGGAAGATTTCCGGCAGGCCATTGGTATCCTGAAGGATAATGGCATTGATGTGTCATGGAAGGCTGGCAGTGAACAAATATTTGCTGCGGTTAAGCAATATGCCAAGGAACGCGGAGAAGATGAGTTTTCAGCTCCCATGACGGCGCACTTGTTCCTGAAGACAAACTACCTGAGCTATGATTATAAGAAGCACCCGCTCTATACGGAAGCCCAGCTGGATAAACTAGCCAACAACAACAAAATCATCTTTGCGGCAATCAAAAGGGCGCAAAACCTCTATGATAAGCTGGAAAGCATACAGGAAAAGGTACAGCGGCAGGAGCAGGCGGTAACGGAAGCTGTCCGGGCAAAGGAAGTAGACATTAAGCAGGAGCCAGTCCGTAAAAATGGCCTGTTTCAGGATTTGTATGTGGATTTTGCCTGGAGCGAGACGCCCATCCGGAATGAGAAGGGCGAAGTCTATAAGGACGGTATACACTTAAATGGTGAGGATGCCTATAAATTCTTGGCTGCCTTTAATGCCATGGATAAAGATGTCTTTAACGATAAGCTCCGGGGCGTTATGGGCTACAACAAGGTCAAAATGGCGGTTTCCTACGGAAAGTACCACGAAACGGAGTACAAGATTCGGGAGTTAGGCAAGCTGAATTTCAAAAATGAAGCCAGCCTTGCTAAAGGGTTGGAGCGGCATTTCAATGAATACAGAACAGCGCTAATTGAAATGCCTGAGCTGAGGCAGAATATCCTGCGGAAGAATCAGGGCCTTACTGATGAACAGATACGGGAAAGCAGTAAAGAGGCCATTGATTTTTGCAGCCGGGAGCTGCAGCAAATGAAGATGGAGGAAAAGCTGTATCTGGAACTGCATCCGGAGATTCAGGCCATAAATGCAAAAAAGGCCAATACCTATCTGTATGTGGCCAAGAAAGAGGATTTTAAGCGGTTTCCTTCGGCGTTTATCCTTGGGACGCATATGAATCCGGATATTAACGATTTGCAGGTGGCAGAAAAAGCCGGAGATTATCATACGTTCCGGGCAGGTCTCGGATTAAAAAGTGATGAGGTTGCCTTTGAATCAGCAAGACCGCTGAATAAGGGCAGCGCAGTAAAGCTTCCGGTGTATATGGCACTTACCATAGAGGATCAGGTGGCTTTTGTAAATATGCTGGGCAAGCTGAAGCTGGAAGTAGAAAATACCGGCCCTGTTATGGAAGGCCATGCCCCATCTAAGATGACTTACTGTGGAATATCTGCCATAGATACTGTAGCTAAGCTCAAACAGCAGGATATGGAGGCGGCTCGAACAGTCAGGGAAAATGGCTTTATCGACCGGAAAACGGTAGAACAGCAGCACCTTACCCTTAGCTATGGTAAGGAAACACTGGCAGATATCGTCTTTGAAGAAGGCTGCAGCAGACTGACAGGGGATTCTCTGGGACTGAAAAAGGCAGCAGAGGCAAGTGAAGAGTTGCAGGCAGTCCTAGAGTGTGCTATCAAGATGAAGGGGGGCGCAGATTCTCCCGATATACGAGCCCTGCTAAATGATGAGCCTGTAGAACTCCCCAACTTTGAGGAAAGAAAAAACAAAGTGCTTGCCGATAAGCCCAACAGCCATGCCTTGAACAAGGATTTATGCAGGTACTATGAAAAGGCTGCATTGCAAGATTTCATGGCTGATACCAAAGAGAAGGTTATGGCCGGCATGGTAAAGCTTATGGAGGATGCAGGCCTAAGAGTCGTAAAGATAGCTAATATTGCCAGAACGAACCCCGACTTTAAGCCTGAACTATTGCCCGAGAGAAACAGCAAGCTGACCATGGAGAAACAGGCAGATAAGGCAAAAAGACAGGAACAAAAAAATCTCCTCAAAGCCGCCGTAAAAGAGGTAAAGAAGCTCTCACCCAAGGAACGCCTGCTTCAGGGCGTAGAAACATCCAAGGGACAGCAGAAGCAGAGGGAACTGGTGAAATAGACCAAACTGGCAGCAAACTAAATCAAGGCTATGCGCAAAAAAATGTGCATAGCCTTTTCTCATGCTTAAGGCAGGTATTTGGCAGGCGGAAATTGAATTATACAGCAGGAATCAGAACGGTGCGTTTGAAAATGTGAAAGGGAGTAATTGGCTATGAAACTGCTTAGAAGAATACTATGTATTGCAACCTTGATGCTGGCCATAATAATGGTGCCCAACGGCCAGCAGACTGAAGCTGCGGATGTTTGGGTAGCCCACTGGAACAGTGAAGGAATCGATGTTTACGTCATGGATGATACATTGTCACATGGAACGAGCTCAACTGGGCGCTGGTTCTCAATATCTACCAAGATGGTGAAAAATGGCCGCCTGAAAGAGGTCATCACATGGAATTACAGCAAATACCAGACGGATATGTGGCGCTACCAGACTAATACCATGGATAGGAGCCATGATACCGTTGTTTCACCTGGGGATAAAGTGTTTGCTTATGGTATGAACAGGATTGGCTGGTCTTATGAGGTTCGAGAATTCTGGGTATACTAAACGATTTACGAGGGCAAACCATGGAAAGTATTGTATATAAGCCAATCGGGTATGTGAAATCACCATATACAAACCGGGAAGATATGCCTAGATTCTATACAGATAGCGGGGAAATTACTGCAAAGCTGGAACTACAACCGGAATATAAAGATGCATTGCTAGGCGTGGAGCCGGGAATGAAACTATTGATACTGTTTCATTTCCATAAAGGCAGTAGACATAGCCTGCAAGTGAAAAAGCGAGGCACAGGCCCTATAACAGGCGTATTTGCCACCAGAAGCCCCAGCAGGCCGAATCTCATCGGGGCTTCGGTTATAGAGGTAGTCAGGGTAGACGGCACGACAATAGAGTTTTTAGGTGTAGATGTGCTGGACGGGACACCAGTACTAGATTTGAAGTTGCAGAAAGAATAAATGCTCAGGATTGACACGTGCAAAGGAGAAGCAGGTCATGACGTGAATTTTTTTCTATTTGTATTGACTGCTAATTAGGTATAGATAGTTGCTGGAAAGTTTTTTAGCAGGCTTTTTATCAGGCCATTACTAGGCTTACGCAAAAGGATGCATTATATCACTTGACCAAGGCGCTTTATTGTACCGTTCACGCTTTGGTGTGATGCCGATGGGTGAACAAATCATTATTGACCACTACACCGAAAAAGAGCAGGGAATGGAAAGTGGCTATAGGTTATCATTCAGGTACTGTCAAGAGAATACTTTCCTCCCTATCCTTGGCTGTGTTTCTGTCTGATGCATAAAAACACCTTCCAAAGATGCAGAAAATTTAATAAAGCAAGCAGGAAAATTTATGGGGGGAGGAGAATTATATAAAAATAGCCATTTTTAATGGCTCCACGAATTCCCTTAATTCAGCATCTAATGAATAGCCTTTCGTCAAATACCTGTGGCTGGAATTTCCCCTTATAAATTTAGCTGCGGGTGTTATATGTTACGATTTAGGGGATGCACCAGATTATGTATTTCCTTTTTCCGTGGCAGGCGTACAGGCAACTCCTATTGCTTATGGCGATAGGAGTTTTTTTTCTGACGCAAAGGAGGTGCCGAAAATGTCACCCAACGAAAATCAAAATCTCCATAGCCGAATAATGGCGATTGTCCTGAGCCTGGGCAACTATGACCGGCTGGAGGAATGGAATGAGGAAACACGGGATGACGTCCGGGAGATGTTAAGCGACCTTGAATACTATACGAAATGCGAGCAGAACTACTACGAAAAATATCGTGAGGTACGGCAAAAATAGAATGATGGTGGATTACTTAACGGAGCTGTGAGTTGGCTGTCAATGAACTTCACAGCTTCATTTTTTACAGTTAAAAGAGAATATATAAGCAGTAAACAGTGGCTATAATAATTTACAGAAAATAATGAAATGTTGTCTTGCGGGGGGGGACATCTGTGTTATGATGTAATAAATAAGATGGGAATTACTAACTTTTTTGCCAGTGGGATATGGCTGAGAGACTGCGGAGATAAAAAATCGGGGACTTTAGGGGGCACAGGGCATGACAGATGCAAAACATATTGGAACAGTTTTAGCGGCAGTGATTCTGGCAGGTGCTTGGCAGGGAATGGTGCTGGGGGCACCAGTACCTGCAGGTGTTGAGCAAAATGAAGCCGGCGAAAACTTGCAGCGTGAGCAGCAGGAAAGACAGGAGGAAGCCGCCCGCCGCAACGGAGAAATTAATTTGAAAAATATCGTCGTGCCCATCGGGCAGGTGGAGATTCATGTCGATGGCAAGATGACGGAGCAGGATATCCGTTATATTTTGCCGGAGCTTTACCGGAAGAGTGGGCAGGTACGGATTCACCGGCTGGCCCAGCAGTTGCAGATGGCCAATGAGTCAGGAGCGGCTGTTTTTCACGCTGACTTCCACGATTCAGCCGTGCCGGGGAAATTGGCCGTAACACTGACCGTAAAGGAACTGCCCAGCCAGCACGGTGCTATCACCGTAAGCAATACAGGCAATGAATACACTGGCGATTGGCGTACCACCACCAGCTTTATCCAAAGCAATTTATCCCGCAGGCTGGACAGCCTGGGCGTTGCCTGGGTGACCTCGCCGGAGAAGTTCACGGATGTTCAGCAGGGAGCGCTGTCCTATCGGTATATGACACCGAAGACCTTGGGCACATGGAACCTTAACGCCAGTTACTCCAACGTCGATTTAGGCAATATTGCTTCTTCTAATTTGGCAGGTATTCTGGAATATACGGCCAAAGGCCAGGGCACAAATGTCGGCCTTCATTACCAAAAGCATCTTGCCTATACGGCAAAAGAGCGGGACAGTTGGGATTTTGGCATCGACTATCAGCGTTCCAACAGCAAATACAGCATTACCTTTCAGGCTTTTATTCCCTTTACGGATGCCTGGACCCAGGATTATCATGTGACTACGGCCAGCGTTGATTTTCAACATCTGGAGCGGGGACGGCAGCATGTGTTCTATTGGGACGCGGGGGTGGCCAGCAGCCTGGACAACGCCGGGAAAAACTATCAGGCGGTGACGCCGGGCAGTGACAATCAGTTCACCGCTTTTAGAGGGAATCTTATCTATCAGTATCGTACGAAGACGAATTGGATTTTGGGTACCCGCTGGCAGGGGCAGTATACCCAGCAGCATTTGGTGTCTTTAGCCCAGCTGGGTGCTGGAGGTGCCCGCACAGTACGCGGCTTTTATGAACGTGCAATCAGTGCCGATAAAGGTATTTTAGGGAATGTGGAAATCTATACGCCGGAAATATGCAGGGGCTTGCGATTGCTGACGTTTGTGGATTTTGCCAGCCTGGCCAATAATCTGAATGCCAATACCAATACTTTTGGCAATGAAAGGATTGCTTCGGCAGGCATAGGCTTACGTTATACCAATGAAAAAAGTGGTCTGGGGATATCTCTGGACTATGCCAAAGTGATTGATGACATAGAGGGAACCGATAGTTCCCACCGACGCTGGAATGTGAATTGCAGCTATCGCTTTTAAGCAGGTTGTCTCCAGGAAGGAGTGACTGGTCATGAAACGGAATTGCCAGCAGAAGCTGAAATATACGAGCCTTGCTGCCATGATTGCCTTTACCCTGTCAACGGGGCTCGTTTATGGTGCAGATATGCCGGTGGATGGCAAGGTGGTGGCAGGCAAAGTTACCATTGATGGAACGGAATATATTCCTGCCGTGGGGGATAATCCTGCGGTGCTGATTAACCCGCTGACGGGAAAGACTTTAGTAGTAACAGGCAATAGCGTGATTGACTGGACGACCTTTGATATTGGCAGCGGCAAATCGCTGACTTTTGAAGGGCAGGGCAGCAATTATATTCTCAACCGGGTTCCCTGGAATAATGCAGCTTCGGAGATTTATGGCATACTAAATACTCAGAATATACATTTTATACTGGCAAATCCTAATGGCATAACTGTGGGGAATGGTGCGCAGCTCAATGTGATTGATGGCGGCAGTATTCTTTTGGCTGCTATGGGGGCTGGTTTCAATAACGCAAACAATAGCATAACTCTGCAAAACTACAACTACGGCGACAGGTCTTCTATCAACATTGGGGGGATAGAAGCTGTAAATGGCAACGTGGCGTTAATGGCAAAAACCATTAATGTGGCGGATGGCATTACATTTTCTGGGGATACAGCCCTGAAGTTGTTGGCTGGAAAGACCTCCTATAATCAGTCCATAACGGTTACGCCTGGTGAGGGTGTTGATTCTATCGGCAGTAGCGGAAGCATTACATTTAATGGTTCTCTAGTTGATGATAGCCACAAGGTTAATCTGGGAGTGAGTGCGGACTCAATCACGATGTCGGCAGGTAAGAAAATCGCCCTTACGGGAACGGATTCTGCGGTGAATATCAATACGAGCAGGTTGCAGAATGCCGATATTACGGGCCCTGTAGTTACGTTAGTCAGGGATGGCGCAATCACTGTCTCTGACAGCAAGCTAACATCCACGGTGGGGGATGTCAAAGTTTTGTCCGGGACTTTGTCAGAGGATGGCAAGACCCTGAGCAATACTACTGTTACTAATAATAATTATATAGTGAACCACAAGGTGACGATGAACAATTCGTCTGTAATTTCGGCGGATGATGCAATCATTGCGGCTGCGGCAGTGGATATCAGCGGCAAAAAAGCAGGTGAAAGCGCTGCCATAGCTGCAGTGAACGATGTGTTTATTGCTTCTGGTAAGAATGTGCCATTGCAGAGCGGCAGTTTGACAACAGATGCGGGGATGAATACCTCTGTCACTGTTAGCAACGCAGAAATTCAGGGGCGCAATCTGACTTTGGCCGGGAATGACGTAACCGTTACAAGCAGCAGCGAACTAACGGCAACTAATGATATGCAAATAGTTGCGGCACCTGATATTACCATATCTGGCGGAAAAGTTGTGTCCGGTCAGAATAGTACTACTTCTAATGGCGGGGTAGAGATAACGGACTCTGTCTTGCAGGGGAAAAATATCAGCCTGACAGGAATAGCTGTGACTGCAAACGGAACCATTGGCAATGCAAGCACGGAGAACGTGCACCTGCTGGCAGGTCGTGATTTTAATTTCAGTGCAGACAGTATGACCAGAGGGATGACCGCCAATGTCACAGGCGGGACTATCACTGGCCATGATATATTGGCAGAAGGCGCAACGGTGGAAGTGGCCAATGGTGCTGCAATCCATGCAGTTAGCGCCGTTGAGAACGAAGAAACGGTAGCGGGGAAAGTGCGCCTGCTGGCTGGCAGCGGCGTTACAAATGGCGTTGTAACGGCAACTTCCGGCAATAAAGCTACTGTAAAAGGCACGCTTTCCGGCGGTGATATTGTCGTGGCCGGTGGTGCAGTGGATGTAGATGGCGGTATGGTCAATGCCGGGACGAATTCTGCTTGGCTGCTGGCCGGAAACAGCATAAAGACGACAGCTGCCATGGGCAGTGCAGATGCTGATGGGGTTATAACCTCGGCTGAAGGCAATGCCGTGACCATAAAGAAGGGGGCAACTGTGTCCGCAGATAAGGTGCATATCGCCGGGTACTCCGCTGACCTTAGCAGTGCCACGAATAACAGTAGCATAACTGCGGCAACGGAAATCAATGCCGTTACCGGTTCGACCATCAACAATAACGCAGGTACCTTGGTTCGTGAGGCCAATGCTGCCAGAGGGCGTTTCAGCCGTGATACGGCTTCTGTGGTTACGGTTAATGGCAGTGCTTCTTCGGCCATGATTGATATGCCCACTGATGGCAAAGTTATTTCCGGCAGCGTCAGCTATAAGGGCAACAGTTATGACGCAAGCAGCAATTACTATTTCAATCTTGCTTCCGGTGATACCATTATGGCCAATAGCCATAGCATCATCAACTGGAATACCTTCGATATCGGGCTAAGTGGTGTGTTGAACTTTGACACGACAAATGGCGCTCTTTTGAACCGCGTCACGGGCAGTTACGCATCCTGGCTGAAGGGTACCCTTAACCATACGGGAACCTATCCCTTGCTGTTGGTGAATCCCCAGGGCATTCATGTGTATCAGGGGGCAACCATCAATGGTGCCAATCTGATTCTTTCCGGGCTGGATATGACGGATACGGCATTGAGCAATTTTTCGACTGCTGGTGCGGTGGCCTATGATACTGCCTCCACAGGTGATGTGAATTTAGAGAGTGGCATAACTTTTAGCAATGAAGCTGAGAAGTTAGCTTTGGCAGGCAGGAACGTAACGGTTGCCCAGAATACCATAAAGGCAGAGTCATTGAAGGCAGACGCTACAAATACAGCAACTTTGACCAATCTCACCTATACCGGAGCCCTTGAGGGCAATAGTGTCCTGGATAGCGCTGGGGGAAGTCTGACCCTTTCCGGCGGTAGTTATACGGGGAACACCAACTTGAAAGGCACAACGGTCAATATGGCAGTCACTTCCCATACTGGTAATGTGACTGTCCAGGGAACCACTGTGGGCATCAATGGCGGGACTTACACCGGTGACCTGACTCTGGCTGGCACGAGTGTCAGTGTGAGCGGCGTAGCTTTTGACGGTGAAGATAAGGCTCATAACCTTACCCTGTCCGGCCTTGGCGAAAATGGCGCTGTTACGGTGAGCAATAGCACCGTTACGGGGGCTGATGATGTTGTCCTTACGGGCAAGACGGTAAATGTCAGCCAGTCGGGAAATACCCGTGCCGATTGGACGGCTGAAACCTTCACCTTGGGGAAAGGGGAAAGTGCGTCCAATACTACTGGCATAACGAACATCAATCTGACAGTTACCAAGGCGGATACAACGCCCACGGTCGGAAATGATGTGGCCCTTACCCTTAACAATGCTGCAATAAGTGCGCCCCAAATCAACCTTACCCCTGCCAGCCTGACCCTTTCTGGCGGCAGCTCGCTTATAAGTGATACCACTGTGGATATTGCCGCTGCTGGCAGTGTTACTGTGCAGGGGGGCAGTGAAGTTACAGCTGAAACTGGCGACCTCAATGTTACGGCAGCGGAGGCACTGACGGTGAAAGGCGGCACCACCCTCGAAGCCAAGACGGGGAATCTCACGGCGAAGGGCGCATCAGTCGCTATAGGCGTGGCAAATGATACGGAAAATACCATCAAAGCCGATGCTGGCAATATCACCATTAAGGCTGGCGTAGATGATGGCAGAACGGATGCCAATACAGTCAATATACAGAATACTGACCTGACGGCCAATGCGGCAGGAAAGAGCATTACTGTGACCGGGTATAGCGTTGATGCTGCCGGGGATTTGCACACGAAGACTGCAAACATGAGCGGCAATAGCGTGAATACTGCCGGTACTACTGCGGCCGACACGGTGAATATCACGGGTACTGCCAGTGCGTCTGCTTCGGGAACGATTACGGCTGGTACTGTAAATATGAGCGGTGCTGACAGTGTATCTGCTTCCGGCAATATTACTGCGGATACGCTGAATATCACTGGCATCAGCGCGACTGGCAGCCTTACTGTAGGCGGAGTAGTGAATGTAGCTAATGCTCTGACCTTGCAGGGCGGCAGCAGCGGCGGGGCTGTAATAAACGGCGCAATAACTGCGCCCTCCATCACGATTTCGGCCCAGGATGTCACCTTCAGCGGCGCGAATGTAACGGCTGCTACTGGTGATGTATCTGTAACTGGTAAGACCATTAGGACGAATGAATCTTATTATACGTCATCTGCTATCAACAGTGAAAATGGTGATGTCCTGCTTATTTCCGGTACGAATACTGCGGGGGTTTATACCACCACCGAAGGTGGCAGTATTTCTGCCGACAAGATGAATATTACCGGCAATACCGTGACGGCTTTGGCCAGGACTACTTCCATCGAAAACGGCACAATCCACGCAGATAACATGCAGATTGCTGCTGCCAATACGGTTAATGGAAGCACCTGGGCGGCTGGATTTGGCGATACTGACAATCCCAACAACCTTACCCTGACCAATACCACCGTGCTCAGCAAGAACGGTGAGGGCGCTATTGAGAACGTCAAACTGGCAGGCAGCAATGTGACCTTTGGCGGTGGCGGAACGGATGCCCAGGCCTTCAAGGCAAATTCTTTGGCTGTGGCCAGTGACCAGAGCATCACCGTGGCTTCCGGCCAGGTTAATGTCACCGGCGCGGAGGGCATTTCTCTCAGCGGCAAATCAATTACCGTAGATGGCACCATCCAAGCAAGGCAGATAAATCTGACGGCTACGGAAAATGATGCCACCTTGAATAGTGGTTCTGCCCTGAATACTACGGGTGAAGATGCAACAAATGCCATCAGCATCACAGCAAATAATGGCAATATCAATGCCAATGGCAGCCTGACGGCTGATGACAGCATCACTATGAATGCAAAAACAGATATTGCTACAGATGGGACTATCACTGCAGCCACCGTTGGCATGACGGCGGAAAATGACATTGGCACAGCAGGGACTATTACGGCTGATTCCGTAAGCCTGGCAGCAGGAAACGATATCAACTCTGCGGCAGATATAACGGCCAGCACCATTACTATGGACGGCGGTGACGGGAAAGCAATCAGCGCCACAGGTGCATTGAATGCTGCAGGTGGTACGATTACCCTTGGTCACGCTCCTTCTGATGAGCCGGCAAAGGCTGGTACGAAAACTGTAACAATCGGGCCTGCAGCGGGAGCAAACAAGGCGGTACAGGCGCAGACTGTCAACGTGCAGGCAACGGACACCATTGGCCTGAGCAGGGTCACCATGGAGACAGCCGACAGTCTGAATCTTGCCAGCAAGGAAGTCAGCATCACGGGGAGTTCTGTCACTACTGAGGGCAGTTTGACTCTTAACGGCACGGAAGATGCAGCGAACCCGTCTGTCAGCATCACGGGCAGCACATTGGCAGGAACAGCTATCAACGCAACCGGCAAGGGAATAAGCGTCGGCAGTTCCGACCTTACGGCTACGACTGGGGGAATTGCGGTCAATTCCACGGGTGAAAATGATATTGCTGTGACCAACACTGCATTGAAGGCTGAGCATGCAACGAATGGCAATATCTCCATAAACTCCGGCAAAGCTATTCAGGCTATTGGTGGCAGCATGACAGCAGGGAAGGATATCAGCCTTGCGGCGATTGCGGCTAAAGGTGGAGAAGATAGCGATGCTGCTTATGCCATCAAGGCATCTGCCAACATGACTGCTGGAAATGACATCGGCCTCACTGCTACTGCAGGTGAAGTGTATTCTGCTGGCAGTCTCACTGCTACAAGTGGAAGTATCACAATGGACAGCACAGATAGCTCGAAAATCAGCATGACGGGTGATTTGGCTGCGGCAAGCGGCACGGTCACCCTGGGCCATGCAGATGGAGAGCATAAGACTGGCATTGTCGAAATCAATTCCGGGACAAGCGACAAGGGCATCAAGGCAACTACTTTGCTGGTCAATGCAACGGAAGAAATCGGCATTCAGTCTGCTGCGATTGATGTGAATAGTGCTTTGCATCTGGGGAGCAAAAAGGTTTCTGTGGCAAGCAGCAACATCGCTACGGACGGGGCTCTCACCCTTGCCAGCTCCAATAGTGCAGCCGCTATCACAGGCAGCACCCTGGAAGGCACCAGCGCTACCGTAAGTGGCAAAGGGATAAGTGTCAGCGATTCCACCATCACGGCTGCGACCGGGGGAATTGGTGTCACTTCTACAGGTGAAAATGATATTACCATATACAGAACGGTATTTAACGCCACCAATGAGACCAATGGCAATATTGCTATTGCTTCTGAAAAAGCCGTCCAGGCTACGGGCGGTGAGATGTCTGCAGGGAAGGACATTGTTATCACGGCAAGTAACGATAGTGATGCCATTGCGATTAGTACAGCGACTCCCATGTCTGCAGGAGAGAATGTCCGGCTTTTGGCTGACTCAGGCTATGTGTCTTCATCTGGCAATATGATTGTCGGCAAGAGCATCAAATTGCAGACTGGGGCTGGTGATATCACTTCATTTAGTAACATGCGTATTACCGCTGGAACTGGAGGAACCATTGATCTGATTAGTGGCAATGGTTCAAAGGTATGGACAAGAGGTGGTTTGTCAGTAGAAAATGGAACCATTAACCTTGGTCGTGCCTCGGCTGGGGATGTCGCAGGAACGAAGACTGTAGAGATAGACAATAATCATATAAATGCTCAGACATTGTATGCTTGGGCTACGGACAATATTGATTTGAAGGACGCTGAGGTTAATGTTACTGATGATTTGTCACTGTCCAGCAAAAAAATATTTTCTGCAAATAGTAGAGTTGCTGTAAGTGAAGGTGTAATTACTGTTAACGGTACTGAACAGGGAGAAAGCCCGTCTGTAAATATATCAAATAGCAGTTTGAGGGGGACAAGTGTTGCAGTTGCAGGCAAAGGGGTAAGAGGCGAGCTGGCTCGTTTTTACGCAACTGCAGGTGGAATAGATATTGAGTCTACAGGCGAAAATAAGGTATATTTGGCTAACGGGACAATGGAAGCGACTGATGCAGATAGTGGCATTATTGATATTGCTTCTGAAGGTGCTATTGAGGTTTGGGGAGGCAGTTACAGTGCTGGCAAGGATATATCCATAGCGGCTGACAACGAGGGTGTCCAGGTTTATTCAGGTGGTATGGAAAGCAATGGCAGGATTGATATACAGGCTGCGGCTGGAGATATTGCGCTGACTGGACCATATGAAGCTAATGAATATGTGGTAGCAGCAGAAAAAGGTAATATCAGGTTTAGCATCGGTACCGTTAATGCTTCTTCAATTGAGATGACAGCAGGTTCTGAAGGCAATACGGGAAAGACCATTTCCTTGGGAAATGAAGTTAGTATGAACGCCGTAGATAAAGTGGAACTGGTAGCCAGTGAAGGCATTATCAATGCTGCCGGTAATATTGCGGTACAAGAAGATAATGAAAAATCAGGTGAAGTAGTTTTAACGGCCAATACTGTCTCTTTGGGGGCGGATGATAGCCGGACGGCTAATAACAGAAAAATTTCTACAAAGGATTTGACTGTCACGGCATCCGAAGCCATCAATTTGCAGAAGATTAAAATTGAAACGGAAGAGGATTTGTTGCTGGCTTCTGCTGAAACGCAGATAACAGACAGCATCCTGACGACTACCGGTGGAAACCTGACGGTAAAATCCACTGGGACGGATATCACCGTGGACAAGAGCACCATCACGGGCAATAGTGTTGCAATCAATGGCAAGGGAATCCAGGTAGGCCAGGCAGAAATGGAGAATAACAATTCGACCATTACGGCCAATACTGGCGACGTGACCCTTACTACGGATACGAATATTGCGGTAAACAATGCGAATATCACAGCAAAAGGCAAGGCAGACCTTGTGGCCGCGACTGGAATTAATGTGGCAGACACCGGTGTTACGGCCACGGATAAGGGAATCTCCATCGAGTCAACGGCAGCTGATTCTGATGTGACACTGACCAGCGTAACGCTGAACGCAGAAAATGCAACTGCTGGCAATATCACCGTTCAGACCGGCAATGCCATTGGTGTTACCGGCGGCAGCATGATTGCGGGTAAGGACATTACCCTTAAAGCAGAGAATGCAGGAATTACTGTGTCTGGTGCTACATTCACGACCACAGCAGGAAACGGCGGCAATATTGACTTGCTGGCAGGCAGTGAAGGCACAAATGGTTGGAGCGCAATAGAAAATAACGCACTTGGGCTAACCAATATCACCCTTAATGCTGATGGAGCCGTGACTGGAAAGAGCGGTAAGACTGACATCGCAACCAGCAGCATAACTGCGGGCGGCAATGTAAATGTAACTACCGTGGGCACTGATGGTGACGCAAGCCATGTCAACGTGGATAAGAGCACCATTGAAGGTGCTGGTGTTGCAATCAGCGGTAAGGGCATCAAGGTGGACCAGAAGGACGGAATATCTGATAACACTTCGACCATTATGGCCAATACTGGTGACGTGACCTTTACTACGGATACGAATATCGCGGTAAGCAAGGCAACCATCACAGCAAAAGGCAAGGCAGACTTTGTGGCCGCGACTGGAATTAATGTGGCAGACACCGGTGTTACGGCCACGGATAAGGGAATCTCCATCACGTCAACGGCAGCTGATTCTGATGTGACCTTGACCAGCGTAACGCTAAAGGCAGAGAATACTGCTAACGGCAATATCACCGTTCAGACCGGCAATGCCATTGGTGTTACCGGCAGCAGCATTACTGCGGGTAAGAATATTACCCTTAAAGCAGAGAATGCAGGAATTACCGTGTCGGATGCTGCTCTTACGACTATAGCAGGAAACGGCGGTAATATTGACTTGCTGGCAGGCAGTGAAGGCACAAATAGTTGGAGCGCAACAGAGAACAACGCACTTGGGCTTACCAATATCACCCTTAATGCTGCCGGAGCCGTGACTGGAAAGAGCGGCAAGACTGACATCGCAACCAGCAGTATAACTGCAGGCGGCAATGTAAATGTGACGGCCGTGGGAACTGATGGTGACGCAAGCCATGTCAACGTAGATAAGAGCACCATTGCAGGTGCTGGTGTTGCAATCAGCGGCAAGGGCATCAAGGTAGACAAGAAAGAAGGAATATCCGAGAACACTTCGACCATTACGGCCAATACTGGCGACGTGGCGCTTACTACGGATACGGATATCGCAGTAAGCAAGGCAACCATTACTGCGAAAGGCAAAGCAGACCTTGTGGCCGTGAATGGAATTGATGTGGCAGATACCAGTGTTGCGGCCACGGATAAGGGAATCGCTATCACGTCAACGGCAGCGGATTCTGATGTGACCCTGTCCAGCGTAACGCTAAAGGCAGAGAACACTGCTAATGGCAATATCACCGTTCAGACTGGCAATGCCATTGGTGTTACCGGCAGCAGCATGACTGCGGGTAAGAACATTACCCTTAAAGCAGAGAATGCAGGAATTACCGTCGCTAGTGTTGCCCTTACGACCAAAGCAGGAAACGGCGGCAATATTGACTTGCTGGCAGGCAGTGTGGATGGTACTGGTTGGAGTGCAACGGAAAACAATGCACTTGGGCTTACCAATGTTACTCTTAGTGGCGCCGGAGCCGTGACTGGAAAGAGCGGCAAGACTGATATCGCAACCAGCAGCATAACTGCGGGTGGCAATGTAAATGTGACGGCCGTGGGAACTGATGGTGACGCAAGCCATGTCAACGTGGATAAGAGCACCATTGCAGGGGCTGGTGTTGCAATCAGCGGCAAGGGCATCAAGGTAGACCAGGCAGAAATGGAGAATAACAATTCGACCATTACGGCTAATACTGGTGATGTGACCCTTACTACGGATACGAATATCGCGGTAAACAATGCGAATATCACAGCAAAAGGCAAGGCAGACCTTGTGGCCGCGACTGGAATTAATGTGGCAAACACCAGTGTTACGGCCACGGATAAGGGAATTACTATTATTTCCACAAGTGACGGCAAGGATTTAATTCTGACGAATACCACTTTGTCTGCAACGAATGCCACTAATGGCAGCATTACTGTCAGGGCAAAAAATGCGGTCAATACCAAGGGGAGTAGTCTGACTGCAGGCGATGGACTTACCATTAACGCAGAAAATGCCGCCAATGAGCTGGAAAGCAGCACTTTGCAGGGCAAGAATGTCAACATTAGCGGCGTTGGCATTACCGTGAGCAAGAGCGAAGGAACTGGAGCAGCAGCCCCGTCTGTAACCGCAACGGCTGGAAATGTGGCACTTAATTCTACTGCTGGAATTGGCGTAAGTGATGCAAGCATCACTGCAAACACCGGTGGAATTTCTGTCATCTCTACGGATGCAAATTCTGATGTAACCTTGACGAATGCTGCTATGACAGCTGGTGCAGCCATAGAAATCAATTCTGGCAAAGCGCTCAATGTCAGCGAAGGCAGCATGACTGCTGACAATAATATTGGACTTGTGGCAGCATCTGCCGTTGAAGTAGGGAACAGCAAGCTCCAGGGCAAGAACGTCTCAATCAGCGGCAAGGGCATAACGATAAGTGATGATGATGCAGCTACTCCGACCATCAAGGCAACAGCAGGAGGCGTAACCCTGACATCAACAGGTGACGGTAATGATGTAACGCTGACGAACATTACAGTGGGAGCAAATGGAGATATTGCAATCAATGCAGCAGATGCCATCACTACCAAGGGGAGCGATCTGACTGCAGGCAATGACTTTACCATTGGCGCAGGAACGGGCACCAATAAATTTGAAAGCAGCACTTTGCAGGGCAAGAATGTCAACATTAGCGGCGTTGGCATTACCGTGAGCAAGAGCGAAGAAAATGGAGCAGCAGCCCCGTCTGTAACTGCAACTGCTGGAAGTGTAGCACTTAATTCTACTGCCGGAATTGGCGTAAGTGATGCAAGCATTACTGCGACCAACGACATAGGAATTGAGGCAGTGACTGCTGTAGGATTCGAGAATAATAAGCTCCAAGGCAAGAACGTCTCAATCAGCGGCAAGGGCATAACGGTAAGTGACAATGATGCAGTTACTCCGACCATCAAGGCAACAGCAGGAGGCGTAACCCTGACGTCCACGGGTGACGGCAATGATGTAACCCTGACTGGTGCCACTTTGAAAGCGGATAACACTACCAGCGGCAATATCACCATCACTTCTGCCAGGGCTATCGAAGCCACTGGCGGCTCCATGACTGCTGGCGAGAATATTAACCTTGCGGCAACCTCTTCTGATGGTACCGCTGGTGCCAAGGCTGTCAATAGCAGCAGTGATATGACTGCCGGTGGGAATGTCCGCGTTGCTTCTGTGTCGGGGGATGTCGTATCTTCCGGTAATGTTGCAGCTGCCAATATCACTATTGACGGTGATAATGTCAGTGCAACGGGCAGTCTTGATGCCGAGAATGGCACTATCACTCTGGGGCATGCAGAAGGTACTGGCAATGTGGTGATTGGTGAGGCAGCAGATGCGGCTAAAGTCGTGAAGGCAGCTAACCTGAATGTCCATGCAACGGATTCTATTGCCACCAGAAATGCTAACATCGCAGTGGCCAATAATGTTGCTTTGGCAAGTGAGGCTATCAGCCTGGATGGCACTGCCTTGACCACAGGGGGCAGCCTGGATATCAAGGGCGACACCATTGCAATAAACGCCAGCACCCTCAGAACGACGAATACTTCTAATGGTCATATCAACCTGCTGGCAGGAAATGCTGATGGAGCTGACTGGTCAGCTGGGGATGGGAACACCCTTGCTTTGACCAATACGGATGTTTCTGCTGCCGGGGATGTAAGTTTCCGGGCAGGGCAGATTACAATCAATGCAGATGCAGAAAATGCACCGGTCAAGGAAATCCGCGGCAATAACCTCTTGCTGGCAGCGGCTAAGAGCTATGATGCTGAAAACCATGAGTACACCATGGAAAGCGGACAGACGATAAGTGTCACCAATACCAACCTTACGGGCAGTGATTCCATTACCTTGCTTGGTTATAAGACCAATATCAAGGGCGATGTTATCAGCAAACGCCTGCTGGGTGCAGTGGGCGAGTCTGTTACCATGAATGAGGACGGTTCAGATGTAGACGATTATATCTATACGCAGGAAGAGGGGGCTAATGTACTTACTGTTGATGGTGCTGTGGCTACCAGCGACGAATCTGACCTCATTTACATCAAGCTGTATGGTGATGCAAAATTCCTCAACAAGAATGATACTCTGCAAACCATGTCCTTTATTGCAAACTCACCTTATAGCCTGGCTATTTCCGGCGATATGACGGTAACGGCTGAATCCGGTATCCGGCTGGCGAGTGAATCTATCCAGATACAGGATAACTTGTGGGCCAATAATCCAAATGCTTCGATTGAATTGGCCAGTGCTGGCGGCGAAATGAATATTTCCGGCAATTTGCGGGCAGGCAAGGATGTTATCTTGAAGAGTGCCCAGAATATTGTCATCGGTACGGATGATAAGACCGTTTCAGTAACTGCCGATAATGGCAGTGTGAAACTGCTGGCTGGCAATTTTGATGGCCGCTATGGTGCACAAGGTGAATGGGTAAGTGCCAATCCTGTGATTAACGGCATAGATCTGACCAATACGGCCATAGCTGCTGGTGAAAATATCATCGTAAAAGGTGGCGCGGTTAATTTCACGGGTGTTAATGAACTGGCTGGCGATGCTTCTGTTTTGGCGGGGAATGCGGTACTCAGCGGTACGGTCAGTGGTGGTGAAAACACACTGACCATGACTGCGGATAATATCGTGGTCGAAAGCGGTACGCTACTGACTATGCACGAATTTGCAACGCGGCAGGGCAATTTCACCTTGGAGTCTGCGGCACAGATAACGGCTGATGAAACAGACTTGCAGGGTGAAACTATCAGCCTGGCCAATAATTCCCTGGTGGTTAGTGATGCAGTCAAGGTAAAGGCAGAGAATGCTGAATTGGCTGGCCTCATCTATACGGATAAGCTGACCGCTAAAGCCGATAATACGCTGACGGTGACGGAGACTGTGAAAAATAAGGCTGGCACAGATGATACGATTGTCGAACTGGAAGGCCGTAACGTGACCTTTGTTGGCAGCAGCTTTAAGACGCTGACGGTTAAAGGCACGGAGAGCATCACGCTGGATGAGGGAGACTTGTACGGCGAGGATGACATTGCCCTGACTACCAAAAATCTGACGGTAGCGACCAATATTACCACCACAAATGGCGATATTAATCTTACGGGTACAGAGAATCTTCGGGTAACAGGCAGTTTGACGGCTGGTCAGCAGATTGGCCTCAATGGCAAGAATATACAGCTTAGTGGTGCGAAACTTAATAATGGTGCAAATGCCAAAACTACCGTTGCTGGTGAAAGCGCAGTTATCACCGGAACGATTACTACGGACACGGGGGCTGATTTGTCGGTTAAGGCACAGAATGTAATAGTGGGTGACTCTGGTATTACCAACATTGCCGTGAGTAAGTTTACGGTTGAAGGTGTGGAACAGGCTAAGTTTATCAACACAAACTTCCAGGCGGATACTACGGTGAAAGGTAAGGCCGCAGTCTTGACCGGCAATATTGATGCCACGGGTTATGAACTGACCCTGCAGTCAACGAATGTAACCATCGGCGATGGCCAGACGGCTACCGTAATGACCGCGAAATCCCTGGCTGACGCGGATAATCTTACCATTGACCAGGCGGTTCTGAACCTTGATTCCTACAAGCTGCAGGCAGGTAAGGCTATTACCCTGAAGAATGAGGTAACTGCTGAAGGGCAGGCTTTGGAACTGGCAGCACCTGATGCCAGCATTGGCGATGGTTCAGCCAATACGGTCATTAAGGCAGGTTCCGTATCGGCCACGGACAAACTGCTGGTGGATAAGGCGGTGCTCGCTGTAAATGATGGTACTTTGCAGGCCCAGCAGATTATCCTGCGAGGGAATGTAACTGCAGATAATCTTGACTTGACTTTGCAGGCACCTGAGGCGGCTATCGGTGATGGCATTGTTGATACCGTGATTACGGCCCGTTCTGTAATGGGAACGGAGGATTTGCTCATCGACAAAGCCAGCTTCGCGGTCACGAATCCTATAATTGCAACTGCAGGGAATCTCACCTTGCAACATGAGATTGTGGCGGGAGATACGGTTGGCTTCCAGGCAGGAAAAGCTATTACCATGCAGGATATGTCCATGGATAAGTCCACGGATGTCAGCTTTGAAGGCAAGCTCATTGATATGCGCGACAGTTCTATCAATGCCGGGAAGGACGGAAAACTATTCTTCGCTGCCTATAGCGTTAAGACTGAATCGCCATTGAGCTATGCCTTCCAACCGGATAATGAAGTCATCATTGACAATTCACGTCTGGATGCTGGTGAGATGACCATGCTGGGGTATTCCATTATTGCCCGGAATGGCTCTGAGATTTACGCAGACAAGACACTGGATGCTTTGGCGGCTAAAAAAGTTGCTATGGGCAAGCTGGGAAATCTGGAAATAGTCTCGCAGGCAACCCTGAGCACTGAGCCGCAGAATAAGCTCTTGCAACAGGATGCGATTATTGAGGTTGGCGGCAGGGCTTATCATAACTTCCGCTTTATCCCTGCTTCGGCGTACCAGTCAGATACCATTATGCGCTATCTGGAATCTGTGAATGATATGACCTGGCAGATAGGTTTCAATAGTTCGCCATTGTCGATTATCGGGATTCCTGGTCTTAGCTTGTATCGTTTCCAGTATCGAGATGGAATATCCGAGGCAATTTCAGGACTGGAGATGTATTTTACAGTGGACTCCCATGAAGGAGAGGAGAGAGAAGAAAAGGAAAAGACAAATGGGTGAGTATGCTGCACAAATAGCTCTATAAAAGAAGCTGTGGCAATGTGTGATACCATTTTGTCACAGCTTCTTTTATATGTGCATTTTTAGGCTTGAGTATGAGTAAAACATCGAAGATAAAAAAGCTCATTAGTAGCAAGAGGCGGAAAATCGAGCAGTATTATTGATTGGTAGAGTTTAATATGATTACAAGATATATAACGATATTGTCTTGTAACAGTGTAACATAAAATTAGAAAATTATTAAAAGAATATTGACTTTATAATAGAGAGTGATATTATAAAACATGGCACAACAAGATGAAATGAGAACTAGTTGTGGATAAATATTTGTGTATCAATGTTATTTTTCATGCTTATGGAATTGGTTCCAAAGGGCCATATCATCCATGTTATAGGGATGATATGGGTTCGATAATATAAAAGCATTGTAGTTTGTACTAACAATCGAATATAGTATCAAAAATACTTGGTGTGCTGTTCATTTTATGAAGAAGCCGGAGTAGACAAATGACACTTTAGGTGTCGTAGTCTTCTCCGGCTTTTTTTCTTAGACAAACAAAATATCGAGCCTGAGTTGCAATAGGGCAAAGGATATTCTTATAGACTGAAATTGATTTTATGAAATCGGTTTCAGTCATTCGGAGTACCCTCTCCTTATTGCGCCCGTTTTGCTTGAGTACATTTTGGTCTGTGGACTTCGAAAGGTTCACAGGCCTTTTTTCTGTGTCCTTTGCCCAGCTTCAGGGGAAAGGACAGAATCATGAAAATCACAATGTACTACGAGGATAAGAACCATCCTACCATCCTGGATGTCCCGGATGAGGAATGCTCTGTAATGGTGGAGACGGATTACCAGCAGAGACTGGCAGAGGCTGAAGACAAATATAAGGTCAGCAGGCGTACCGTTCAGGAAATTATGGATGAGGATTTCAGCAAGCCCACATTCAATCGGAATCATGCAGAGACGCGCCGTCATGTTTTGCTGTCTGCCTATGATCCTGAGGGGCAGTCTGTTGAGGGAATGCCGGATATTCAGTCCGAGTTGTTGGATAAAGATGAATATGCAGATTTATACCATGCCATACAAAAGCTGCGCCCCAGGCAGAGAGAGCTTCTGCGCAAGGTGTTTTGGGAGGAAATTCGACAGACGGATATTGCCAAAGAAGAGGGCGTGGGAAAATCTGCTATCAGCCAGAGGCTGACCACCATCTGTAATCGGTTGAGAAAATTTCTGTCCTGAAAAAATTTATTTTAGATAAAACCTAAACTTTCCCTGTTTTGGTGGGCTACCTATGAAGGGACAAACAATAACAACCCTTCGGAAAGGAAATATGCGATGAAGCATACATTAAACATCAAGGTATCCAAGGAAAAGGACAATGGTGGCATCATGACCTGCCGTCAGTTGACTGTGAGGGAGCGTCTGTTGCGTTTTCTCATGGGAAGTCCGGTAAAGCTGACGGTCATTGTGCCGGGAGATTCCGTGGATGAGGTTGCGATTATTGAAAACGGAAGGGGGAAATCCTATGCCAGCAAGACCACTGTATGAACTTGCCGCAGGGTACAACAATCTCTTCGAGCTTGTGCTGGATGACACGGTGGATTTGTCTTTATTGGAGGAAGGTCTGGAATCTATCGAGTGTGAGCTGAAGGAAAAATGTGCCAACGGCATCGCCCTCATTAAGTCGCTAGAACAGTATGCTGCTGCCTATAAGCAGGAGAAACAACGCTTCGAGCGACAGCAGGCTGTCCTGGAAAATCGGATTAAGCGCATCAAGGAATGGTATCGCCAGAATCTGGATGCTATGGGCAAGACCAAGGTGCCGACCAAGTATGGCGTGATGAGCGTACAGAACAATGGTGGCAAGGCTCCCTTGAAGGTTGACAACCAGTCCTTGATTCCTGAGGAATATCTCACGGTTGTACCCGAACACAAAGAGGTAAATAGCGAAGCCCTGTATGCGGCTTTGAAAGAAGGCGCTGTTGTGCCAGGGGCTCATCTGGAAGAGCGCGGCAGAAGCCTGCGGATTCGTTAGGAGGAGATATCATGCTCAATATTACCAAGGGAAAAATCAACCGCGCTCAAAAGGTGGTCATTTATGGCCCGGAGGGAATTGGCAAATCCAGTCTGGCAGCTAAATTCCCAGAGCCACTGTTTATCGACACCGAGGGTGGTACTGCTCAGATGGATGTCCGCCGCATCGATAAGCCCCAAAGATGGGAAGACCTGCTGGCGGTGGTGCAGGAAGTGGCGGTAACTCCGAATGTATGTAAGTCTTTGATCCTGGACACCGCCGATTGGGCAGAGCAGCTTATCGTTGATTATCTCTGTACCAAGTACAAGCAAAACTCCATTGAGTCTTTCGGCTATGGCAAAGGCTATACCTATCTGGCAGAGGAATTTACCCGCCTGCTGAATGGTTTCGACCAGCTGCTGACCGCAAACATTCATGTGGTGGTTACAGCTCATGCCAAGATGCGCAAGTTCGAGCAGCCGGATGAAATGGGTGCCTATGACCGCTGGGAGATGAAGCTGTCCAAGCAGGTGGCTCCGCTCCTGAAGGAATGGTGTGATTTGCTACTGTTCTGTAACTATCAGACCTTCGTGGTGACTTCGGAGAACAACACGCAGAAAGCCCAGGGCGGCAAGCGGGTAATGTACACGTCACATCATCCGGCCTGGGATGCCAAAAATCGTGTTCAATTGCCGGAAGTGTTGGAGCTGGATTATAAGCATCTTGCGCATATCTTTGCTGAACTGCCAAGTCAGCCAATGGAGACAAAAGCAGCTGAGCAGACATCAGCAGATGCTCTGCGGGAAGTAATGGAAAGGTATGGTGTATCGGAAGATGAAGTCCGGCAGGTGGTAGCGGCCAGGGGGAAATATCCTGCCACCACGGGCATCGATGATTATTCGGATGAGTTCGTCTTCGGGTATGTCATCAAATACTGGGATCAGATTATGGAGTTGATTGAACAGAGCCGAAAGGCAAAACAGTAAAGGGGACAAGTATATGGCAGATAACAATAGCAACAATGTGGCACTGGACTGGAATGACACCATCGAGAATGATGGGCAGGAGTTTATCATTCTGCCGGAAGGTGACTATAACTTCGTGGTGTCCAATTTTGAGCGGGGCAGGTTTCCGGGCAGTGCCAAGATGCAGGCAAGCAATAAGGCTACCCTGACCTTGCAGGTGGAGACCGAAGAAGGCGTGGCCAGCATCCGTACGGATCTTATTTTGAACCGTATGCTGGAGTGGCGTATCTCTGCATTCTTCCGTGCTATCGGCAGGAAGAAGCATGGCGAGAAACTTGTGATGAACTGGAATAACCTCGTGGGAGCCAAGGGGCGCGCTCATTTTAAGCCGCGCAAGTACACCGACCGGGATGGTAATGAGAAACAGGCCAATGATGTGGAGCGTTTCTACGATTACGATGAGAAAAATTTCCCTGCCAGTAATTCCGCCTTCGGGGAGACGATTCCCATGAGCAATGGGCAGATACCGTTTTAAGGAGGAGGCAGCAGATTGTTTGAGCTAAGGCCATATCAAGCCGAAGCAAAACAGGCTGTCCTGACTGAGTGGAGCGAGGGGCATCGGAAGACGCTCCTCGTACTCTGCACAGGTCTTGGCAAGACCATCGTGTTTTCTTCGGTTGCAGAACATCAGGTAAATCTTGGCCATCGGGTGCTAATTATGGCGCATCGTGGGGAATTGTTAACCCAGGCAGCCGATAAGCTGAAGCTGGTCACGGGGCTGGATGCTGTATTTGAACAGGGCAGCAGCCGCAGCATAGACAGTTTTCTGCCGGTGACAGTTGGCTCGGTGCAGTCCTTATCCCAGGAGAAAAGGCTGGCCAGTTTCCCGTATGACTATTTCCAGGACATCATCGTGGATGAAGCGCATCACTGCTTGTCGGACAGTTACCAGCGGGTGCTGGAGCATTTTCCGCAGGCCAATATCCTGGGCGTTACGGCAACGCCGGACCGTGGCGATAAACAGACTTTGGGGCAGTTCTTTGATTCCCAGGCCTATGAGTATTCCATGAGCAAAGCCATAAGGGAAGGCTACCTGTCACCGGTGAAAGCCAGAATGATTCCCCTGAAGGTGGATATCAGTAAGGCCGGTGTAACTGGCGGTGACTATAATGCTGCCGACATTGGGTGTGCCTTGGAGCCATATCTCATGCAGATTGCCAAGGTTATGGCAGAGTATTGCCGTGGCAGAAAAACGGTGGTTTTTTTGCCACTTATAGCAACGTCCCGGAAATTTTGCCAAATGCTAAATGACAATGGACTGCGATCAGCAGAGGTCAACGGCAACAGCGAAAACCGCAGTGAAATCCTTACAGACTTTGAGCAGGGCCGGTACGATGTGCTCTGCAATTCCATGCTGCTGACAGAGGGCTGGGATTGTCCGGCAGTGGATTGCGTAGTGGTGCTCAGGCCGACCAAGGTGCGAAGCCTCTACCAGCAAATGGTGGGGCGAGGAATGCGGCTATCGCCGGGAAAAACGGAGCTTCTGTTGCTGGACTTCCTTTGGCTGACCGAACGGCATGACTTATGCAAGCCATCCTCCCTCATTGCTAGGAATGAGAAAATTGCCGAGGCCATGGATGCACAGATGGCAGAATCCCCGGAGGAGTTTGACCTTATCGAAGCCGAGGAACAGGCCGAGCAGGATGTACTCAAGGAACGGGAAGATGCACTGGCCAGAGAACTGGCACTGATGCGGAGCAAAAAGAAAAAGTTGGTAGACCCCATACAATATGCCCTGTCCATTGCAGCAGAGGATTTGGCAGGTTATGAACCCACCTTCCCTTGGGAGATGGGACCGCCATCGGAAAAACAGCTGGCGTTTCTGGAGCGGCGGGGAATTTTTCCCAATGCGGTGGAAAATGCTGGACTGGCATCCCTGCTGATCGACCGATTGAAACGCCGTCAGGAGGAAGGCTTGGCAACACCCAAGCAGATACGCTGCCTGGAGCGTTTCGGTTTCCGGCAGGTGGGAACCTGGCAGTTTGCCGATGCCAATCGGTTGATTTCAAGATTGGCCGTGAATCGCTGGTGCATTCCGCGAGGAATCAATCCAGCAATATATGTACCGAGAAAGGTTGTGTGACGGATGGATAATAATATTTTAGCTGCATTAGGCAGCTTGGATGTATCTGCCTTGAGTAGAGCAGAATGGATACAGGTAGGCATGGCGCTGAAGGAGGAAGGCTATCCCTGCTCGATATGGGATGACTGGAGTCGTAACGACAAGCGGTACCATCCCGGAGAATGTGAAAAGAAATGGGCAGGATTTAACGGTAATAACACGCCGGTAAAGGGCGGCACTATTGTGCAGATGGCCAAAGACCGTGGCTGGATGCCCTGTGCAGAAGGCGCTATGGCCTGGGATGACACCATTGAGTATGACGGCAACGATGGATTCAATGGATTCACCCCACCGGATGCCTGGAATCCTACCGAAGACCTGATCACCTATCTGGAACTGCTTTTTGATAAAGATGATCGGGTAGGATATGTAACAGGTGATGTGTGGCAGGATAGTGAAGGCCGGTGGCTCCCCAGCAAAGGGGTATATGACCGCACGGCAGGTGAGCTGATTGCATCCCTTAGAAAACACCCTGACGATATTGGTGCTACAGTCGGTGATTGGAAAACGGAAGTCGGTGGCTGGATTCGCTTCAATCCGCTGGATGGTGAGGGTGTTAAAAACGAGAATGTCACCAGTTTCAAGTTTGCCTTGGTAGAATCCGATACCCTGTCCATAGCTGAACAGGATGTTATTTTCCGCAAACTGGAACTGCCGATTGCTGCGTTGGTGCATAGCGGTGGCAAGAGCCTCCATGCCATTGTGCGGGTGGATGCCGCTGACTACGAGGAATACCGCAAGCGGGTGGAGTTCCTCTATGATTTCCTTGAAAAGCAAGGCGTGGCCATAGATAAGCAGAACCGCAATCCTTCCAGACTGTCCCGTATGCCGGGAGTTACCAGGAATGGCAATCGCCAGTATCTGGCAGCCACCAATATCGGCAGGAAGTCTTGGACGGAGTGGATGGATTATGTGGAAGGTGTGACCGATGAGCTGCCAGCCATGGAATCCCTCGCTGATTATAAAGATAACCCGCCGGAACTGCCGGAAGAACTGATTCAGGGGATTTTGCGACGGGGACATAAGATGCTGATCTCCGGCTCGTCCAAGGCAGGCAAGTCCTTCCTGCTGATGGAACTTTGCGTGGCCATAGCCGAAGGTAAGAAATGGCTGGGCTTTCCCTGCCGAAAGGGACGGGTGCTGTATGTGAACCTGGAGATTGACCCGGCCAGCTGCATCAACCGCTTCCTCAAGATTTATGAAGCCCTGAAAATGCCCAAGGAAAACATGGATAGCATTGTGGTTTGGAACCTGCGCGGCCATGCGGTACCTTTAGACCAACTGGTGCCGAAGCTCATACGCAGAGTGCGCGACCAGCACTTTGATGCCATTGTCATCGATCCGATTTACAAGGTCATTACCGGAGATGAGAATAGTGCTTCCGAGATGGGGCGGTTCTGCAACCAGTTTGATAAGATTTGCAATGAGACTGGCTGCTCTGCTATTTACTGCCACCATCATAGCAAAGGGGCACAGGGAGCCAAGAAGGCTATTGACCGTGCGTCGGGTTCCGGTGTTTTTGCCCGTGATCCGGATGCCCAGCTGGACATGATTCAGCTGGAGCTTTCCGATGATGTGATGAACAACGTTCGTGATGGCAATGCTACGGCATGGCGCTTGGAGTCTAACCTGAGGGAGTTTGAGAACATTGCTCCAGTGAACTTTTGGTTTGAATATCCCATTCATTGTATGGATAAAGGTGGCTATCTTGACGAAATGCCTGCCCAGGGGAGTTTCGCAGCGGGGCGTATGAAGAACAGCCATTCCAAGACAGCAGACGAGTGTGCCGAGGAATTTAGGAATGCTTATCAGGCTCTGAACTTGGATGGAAAAGTTACAGTGCAGGACATGATGGAGTACCTCAATGTGACCGATAAAACCATCTACGCAAGACTCAAAAAGATGGGCGGCGAGTTTAGCCTGAAAAAGGGGCGTATCATCAGGAATGACGGGGCTTCGAAGGATGTTTAACAAAATTATTCTTCTACACTGAATATATATAAATATATATTCAAGAAAAGTCGTTACACTCCCGAAGTGGGAAGGGCTTAAAAGCCTGCCCTTCCCCTTCGAGGAGAGTAACGTAACATAAACAGCAAAGACAAAGCAAAAAGAAAGCAGGTGTAGAAATATGAGATTCTTTTTAGATATCAACCCGCCGACAGCAACGGCACAGGAAAAGTCTGTACGGATTGTGCATGGCAGACCAATCTTTTATGAACCGGCAAACTTAAAACAGGCCAAGGCATTGCTGATGAATAGCCTTGCTGCACATAAACCGGCAGACCCTATGCAGGGAGCATTGGAGCTTCGGACTACTTGGCTGTTTCCCGTTGGCAAATCACATAAATGTGGAGAGTGGCGCGTCACCCGCCCGGATACCGATAACCTCCAGAAACTGCTGAAAGATTGCATGACTAAGTGCGGTTACTGGAAAGACGATGCCCAGGTGGTTCGGGAGGTTGTCGAAAAGCAGTGGGCAGAAGAGCCTGGGATTCACATTGAGGTCAAACAGCTGGGCTCACACCGCATTCTGAGAAAGAATAGCGAAGGTTACAGTGATCCCACGGCAGGGGCTGCACTGAGAAATTGTAAATAAAAGTGTGGAGGCGATACTCGTGAATATTATCTGGCAGTATCTTGATAAGCGTGGCGCTGCAATAAAGGCCGTCAAGGATTACAGCAGTATGCAATACATCCTCGAACATACCGAAGAGGAAATCGCCGGAGCCAAGGAACGTCAGGTGGGGCTACGTGCCAGTCAGTTGGATGGAATGCCCAAGAGCCATAATCCTGCTGCGGCGGAGAATCGTATGGTGAACGCCATTGAGGAAATCAATGTGCTGAAGGAGCGCTATCGGCAGGCAGTTGAGTACATGGGATGGTTTGAGCCAGCATGGAAGGAGCTATCCGGTGATGAACGATTTTTGTTGGAGGAGTTTTACCAGAATGATTACAGTGACCAGAGCAGTGCCGTGCTGAATATCTGTGATCACTTTGGCATTGAACGCACCTCGGCTTACAATCGCAAGAACCGTGCGTTGGAACACCTGACCATATTGCTTTACGGCAAATGAGGAATATCGCGGATGAAATTCAGTGAAAAAGGTGATATGATAATAGCATAAAGAATTGCCTCTGAGGGAACATAAACCTCAGGGGCATTTTTATTGGACGGAGATGAATGCAATGCCTATGAAACCAAAGCGGCCATGCCGGTTCAACGGCTGCCCTAAGTTGACGAATGACAAAAGTGGTTACTGCGAAGACCACCGGAAGATGATGCAACAGCACTACGAGCACTTCGCCCGAGGCTATGACCATCACAAGCGGTACGATGAAACCTGGCGGAAGATAAGGAACCACTACATCAACTGCCATCCGTTGTGTGAGCTGTGCCGGAGTCACGGCAAGTTTAAGGCTGCCCAGCTGGTGCATCACATAAAACCGCTGGCAGACGGTGGCACCCATGACGAGAGCAATCTGCAGAGCCTATGCATCTGTTGCCATGAGCAAATTCACAAGCGTAATAAAAAAGACGGCTAATAATTGCCGTCAAAATAGGTCTGAATGTGTACCTGTGCGAGATGCTGTGAGAATTAATTGACCTTGGTCGATTGCATAAATTAATAGCCAATCGGGCTGGATGTGGCATTCGCGGAACCCAATGTAGTCACCAACTAAGGCATGGTCGCGGTACTTATCGTCTAAAGGGACTTCATTTTGTAGTGTCTTTAAAACATCATCAAGTAAGGTGAGGTTGTACCCCCGTTTACGAATTCGCTTTAAGTCTTTTTTGAACTGACTGGTGATTACTAAGTCAAGCATGGGTATCCTCCGCATCCATGTCGCTTAGTATGCTGGACAAAGAGTCATAGCGCTTGGCTTCTACTTTACCAGCCATGATGTCCCTGGCTTCTTGCATAGCCTGAAGAGTGGCACGGTTGTATTTAGGTTTGCGCGGTTGGAAGGGAAAGCCACCTTCCATGATAGATGCGTGAAGAAAGACATTTATAGCATCCGTTACAGAGATGCCAAAACTAGAAAATACTGCTTCAGCCTGAGCTTTAATATTGGGTTCAATACGAAGATTGATATTTGCTGTTTTAGCCATGGGAATCCCTCCTTTACTTAGTATTGTAACGCAAAAGTTAAACAAATGCAATACTGAAGGGGAGGGGCGGGTGAAATCTCTAAAAGCCCCCGATTGCCCGTCCGGCGTGGGCTTTCACGCAAAAAAAGCGGAATTCAAACGGGGGAATAGGGCGGGGCTCAACCGATTGTCCGTAAACGCCGATGTAACGGGGCTTCACGGTGATGGCTATTGCAGAGTGGTTTTGTCATATCGTTTGAAAAAATGCCGATTTTGTTTGAAAAACCTTTGAAAAAATCCAGAAATCAAAGGACGAAGGGAGTGATGAAGATGGCCAAAGATGGAACCAATCGCGGCGGTGCCAGAGCTGGTGCCGGACGCAAGAAAAAAGCCCTCGCCGATAAAATCAGCGAGGGCAAGACTGCCAAGGTGACGGTGCTGCCAACGGCCAATCTCCAGGGCGTGGAAATGCCCGCTCCCAAGGAGTACATGAAAGCACCCCAGAAGAACGGGCAGGAAAATTATGCGGTGGAGATTTACGAGAAGACCTGGAACTGGCTGAACCAGAAGGGCTGTGCTGAACTGGTGAGTCAGGAACTCATCGAGCACTACGCCATGAGCGTATCCCGTTGGATTCAGTGCCAGAATGCCATTTCCAATTATGGATTCCTGGCAAAGCATCCAACAACAGGGGCAGCTATCGTATCGCCCTATGTGAACATTGGCCTGCAGTATATGAAACAGGTCAATCAGCTGTGGTATCAGATTTACCAGGTGGTCAAGGAAAACTGCTCGGACAACTACCGGGGAGCCAACCCGCAGGAAGATGTGATGGAGCGCCTTTTGCGGTCACGTATGAATCATTGATTGGAGGTGTGCTTATTGGGGAAAACAACTACAGATATGCAGCTTGTTCCAATCGACAAGTTGATTCCTTATGTGAATAATGCCCGGACGCATTCGCCGGAGCAGATAACCAAGCTACGGTCCTCGCTCCGGGAGTTCGGCTTTGTGAATCCGGTCATCATTGACCGGGATTTCAATGTGCTGGCGGGCCATGGACGACTGGCGGCAGCCAAGGCTGAGAATATCAGTGAGGTGCCGTGTGTATTTGCCGACTATCTCACTGAGGCGCAGAAGAAAGCATACATCCTAGCTGATAATCGCTTTGCCATGGATGCTGGCTGGGACGAAGATATGCTGCGTGTCGAGATTGAAGCATTGCAGGGCATGGATTTCGACTTAGGGCTGACCGGCTTTGATGAGAAGGAAATCGCTGACCTGTTTGATACGGGTGATGGCGAGGGCAAGGAGGACGGATTCGATGTGGATGCCGAGTTGGAAAAGCCGTGTATCTCTAAAACGGGAGATGTGTGGTACTTGGGCAAGCATCGGGTTATCTGCGGAGACTCAACTTTGCCGGAAACTTACCAGCGTCTGCTGGGGGATGAGAAAGTGAATCTGGTTTGCACCGACCCGCCGTACATGGTCAATCTTGAGAGTACCTCCGGGAAAATCAAGAACGATGACCTGTCCGATAAGGAGGCCTACGAATTCCTGACCAAAGCCTTCAGCTGTTTCCATGAGGTTATGGCCAAGGATGCCTCGATATACGTTTTCTACGCAACGGCAAAAGCCCGCATCTTTCATGACTCTTATGAAGATGCGGGCTTTAAAGTTGGAGCGGGATTGGTCTGGAAGAAGAACCGGCTGGTGCTGACACGCACCGATTGGAAGTACATCCACGAGCCGATTATCTGGGGCTGGCGTAAGGACGGCAAGCATACCTGGTATGGTGATCAGAAGCAGACCACGGTGTTTGAGTTCGACCGCATCAAAAACTCGAAGGAAGATGGATGCGGTCATCCATCCAGCAAGCCGGTGCCGCTCATTGCCTATCTCATCAAGCAATGTACCCAGACCAATGGCCTGGTGCTGGACGGTTTCCTTGGGTCGGCATCAACACTTATTGCTTGCGACCAACTGGGGCGCATTTGCTATGGCGTGGAACTTGAACCGAAGTTCGTGGATGTAGCGGTGCAGCGTTATGCCGCTGCCCATGATAATAATTTTGACGATGTGTATGTAGAACGAGATGGGGAGAAGATTCCCTATACTGATGTACCTAAGAACGAGGAGGTTTGACTTATGCGTGTATTTCTGAACCCTGGCCATGCACCTTGCGGCTGTCCAGACCCCGGTGCAGTCAATAGTGGTACCGGCTTGCGTGAGTGTGACGTAGCCAAGAACATTGCCGACCTGGTGGAGAAATATCTCACGAAGGTCGGCGTTTCTGTTTCCGGCAATCTGCAGTCGGATGATTTGTTCGAGGTAGTCAGCTCGTCCAATAATCTTGATGCGGATGTGTTTGTATCAATCCATTGCAATGCCTTCAATGGCGTAGCGCAAGGAACAGAGGTCTGGCACTATCACACCAGCAAGTATGGCAAGCAACTGGCAGAGTGCATTCAGCGTCAGATTGTAGGGGCAATGGGAACAGTCGACCGTGGCGTTAAAGGAGCTGAGCCCGGCAGAAATGGCCTGTATGTATTAACCAATACGGATGCGGTTTCCGTGCTGGTGGAGACGGCCTTTATCGACAATGCCGAAGATGAAGTCCTTCTTCGGACCAAGCAGGTCGAGTTTGCCCGTGCGATTGCCCGCGGCATCACAGATTTTGAGCAGGAGACATTGAATCGATAGATTGTATACAACACAAACAGCTTGCTATTTCCAGTGCGTAGAGGGAATATGTGACTACCAAAAGAAAAGGAGGAGCTGAAAATGGAAGTCAAGTACAATGTCAGCGGTGAACGCCGCAAGGAAATGGTGAAGGTAGTCAGCGAAGCCCTGGAAGGCTGGGAAATCAAGTATCTGGGAGCACCGAGCTTTTCCTACCAGGTGGGGGATTTCGAGATTACCAAAGATGGGACCTTGGTTTTCTCCGACAGCACCGACAGCAAGATGGTGGAAGATGTCCTCGAAGGGCTGGAGCAGTCTGGTTTTGAATGCGAATCCCATGAGGATTTGCCGGAGAAGAAGGAATCGGATAAGGAAGAAGAAACTGCCGCCATTACGGAGGAAGAGCCAGTGAGCCTATCTATCAGCATGCCGAAAGATTCCTTTACGGATGTCGCTTTGGAGAATCTCGACCATCTGTTGGTGAGCAAGGGCAGCCTGATCAAGAAGGCATTTGCCATCGAAGAAGCCACCTACACCCTTACCGATGACCGCATCACATTTGCATGGCTGCATGGCGAAATTACGCCGGAGAAAGCCAAGGCTGGGCAGGATTTCATCGGCAAGCTCTGCGAGATGGCAAGGACGCAGAAACGCGTCACTGCCAAGGCAAAGGCGGTGGACAACGAGAAATACGCCTTCCGGTGTTTCCTCCTTCGCTTGGGGCTGATTGGAGCCGAATACAAGACCACGAGGAAAATCCTCATGGAGAATCTCTCCGGCAATGCCAGCTTCAAGTCCGGCAAGAAAAAGGAGGCTGAGCATGAAACTTCCGAGTAAGGAAAAACTGGAATACTTGCGGAGCTTTTATGCACGGGGACGGATTGTGGTGCTTGGGGAAATGAAAGATGCCCAGGCACCGCCTCCGGGCACCTATGGCGAAATCCAGGGAGTAGATGATGCGGGCAATATTCTGGTTCGCTGGGACAACGGTTCCTGCCTGAGTCTCATTCTGGATGTGGATACCTTCTTCATCGTAAAACACCGCCCAGAAGACATAGGAAAATAATCAGTAAGTATACACAGAAATTATTCCTAATTTGCTTGCTATAAATCGTGGTTAGAGCGAATATACACATACCAAAAGGGAACAACCTAGACAAGCAAAGGAGGAAAAACAAATGACAAATGCATTTGCAGAGGATTGGGCAAGGGAGCAGGCCTTCCGAAAAGCCTACGCAGAGGCGAAGACCGAAGAATCCAAGCAGGAGGTTAGGGAAGCCCACAAGGCATTCGATGAGAGCATCGAGGAAAAGGGGATGGCCTACGCAAGGTACTTCAGGGAATACGAAGAAGCACAAATGAGGGGCAACGCCTGCATCGACTTCAACGACTGCATTTGGGAAAAGGACATCCCAAAGATGGTCGCAGACCTCCGGGCTCTCGGAATCAAGGAATTCACGCTTTCCTCAACTTTCTCAAGCATTGTAAAGACCGCCTGGGTTTTCCAGCAGAACGGTTGCAGCCTTGAAGGGATGGAGGAAATCAAAGGGCGCTGCAAAGCCTTCCTGAGCGAGGATTACGAAAAGGTTCCGGCCTTCAAATTCAAGATAAGCTGAAAACTACGCAAAATGCCCAAGGGAGCCGCAAGGCTCCTTTTGATGTATACACAGAATTAATCCGAAATTCGCTTGCTATAATTTGCGTTTAGAGCGAACATACACATACCGAAAGAGAACATCGAGCAAGCAAAGGAGGATGCAACCATGTGGAGCAAAGGCGAAATCGAGATTGAAGGGATCAAGGTTCGGTACTGGGTAAAACACTACGAGGAAGGTTCAGAATTTGGAATTGACGGCGGCAGAATTTCCAAGCTGGAATGCCGGGTAAACGGAAAAACAATCCTTCATTACGAGAGGGGATGGAACATGGAACCGGAAACGAAAATTGGTTACCAAGCCTACGCAATCCTGATGGGAAAGTTCAACTAAGACCGGCATTAAAGCCAGCAGCCCTTCGGGGCTGTTTCTTGTTGAAGTATACACAAAATTTATCCGAAAATCACTTGCTATAATTCGCGATTAGAGCGAATATACACATACCGAAAGGAACACCGAGCAAGCGAAGGAGGAAAAGAAAATGAAGACGATTTACAAACTCGATGGAAAGAAAATCAGCAAGAAGGCCCTGGTCGAGAAGATGGGAGCAGAGCAGGTCAAGCGGATGACCAAAGAAGCATGGGAAACCACCATGGAAGACCCTTGCATTTGCAACGACTTCTGGACGGGGAACGGGATGCTGAACATTTCCTTCGAGGGATAAGGAAGGGGGAGCCGAAAGGCTCCTTTTTCTGTAGGGGGTGATTGATTGCGAAAACTTACCGGCTATAAGCCGACTGAATTTATGGCGAAGGATTCCCACTACGACAAAGGGGCTGCAGATTTTGCTGTGGCTTTTATTGAGAGCCTTTGCCACACCAAGGGCACTTGGGCGGGAAAGCCTTTCGAGCTGATTGATTGGCAGGAACGAATCATCCGTGACCTTTTCGGCATCCTTAAGAAAAACGGCTACCGCCAGTTCAACACCGCCTACGTGGAAATCCCCAAGAAGCAGGGCAAAAGCGAACTGGCAGCGGCTGTGGCGCTCCTGCTTTGCTGTGGCGATGGGGAGGAGCGGGCGGAGGTTTACGGCTGCGCTGCCGACCGCCAGCAGGCATCCATCGTTTTCGAGGTGGCAGCTGACATGGTGCGGATGTGCCCTGCCCTCAACAAGAGGGTGAAAATCCTCGCCTCCCAGAAACGGATGGTTTTTCAGCCCACCAACAGCTTCTACCAGGTACTCTCCGCCGAGGCTTACTCGAAACACGGCTTCAATATACACGGCGTGGTCTTTGACGAACTGCACACCCAGCCCAACAGGAAACTATTTGATGTCATGACCAAGGGCTCCGGCGATGCACGAATGCAGCCACTGTATTTTCTGATTACCACAGCGGGGACCGATACTCAGTCCATTTGCTACGAGACGCATCAGAAGGCCTTAGACATTCTGGAAGGGCGCAAAATTGACCATACATTCTACCCAGTGATTTATGGAGCAAAAGAAGACGAGGACTGGACTTCGCCGGAGGTCTGGAAGAAGGCCAATCCATCCCTGGGAATCACTGTGGGGCTGGATAAGGTACAAGTCGCCTGCGACTCGGCAAAGCAGAATCCAGGGGAGGAGAACTCTTTCCGACAGCTCCGTTTGAATCAATGGGTAAAGCAATCCATCCGTTGGATGCCGATGCACAAGTGGGATGCCTGTGCCTTTCCAGTTTCGGAAGATGAATTGGAAGGGCGTGTCTGCTACGGCGGGTTAGACCTTTCCAGTACCACGGACATTACGGCTTTTGTGCTGGTGTTCCCGCCGATAGAAGAAAACGACAAATACATGGTGCTACCGTATTTCTGGATTCCGGAGGATAATGTGGATTTGCGAGTACGTCGCGATCATGTGCCCTACGATGTCTGGCAGCGGCAGGGTAAGCTGGAAACCACTGAGGGTAACGTTGTGCATTACGGTTATATCGAGAAATTCATCGAGCGGCTGGGGGAACGGTTCAATATCCGGGAGATTGCCTTTGACCGCTGGGGAGCAGTGCAGATGGTGCAGAATCTGGAGGGGATGGGATTCACCGTGGTGCCCTTCGGACAGGGCTTTGCGTCCATGTCACCACCCACCAAAGAACTGATGAAGCTAGTGCTGGAGGAGCGGATAGCCCATGGTGGTCATCCGGTGCTGCGGTGGAACATGGATAATATCTTCATCCGTACCGACCCGGCTGGGAACATCAAGGCTGACAAAGCAAAAAGCACGGAGAAGATTGATGGAGCGATTGCCCTCATCATGGCTCTTGACCGTGCTATTCGTTGTGGAAATGACGCTGGGGAAAGCGTGTATGACAGCCGGGGATTGATAGTTTTTTAGGCGATTGTATACACAAATAACATCGAATTATGACTTGCTATTTCCTCCATAAAGAGCGAATATACACATACCGAAAGGGAAAACACAGACGACCGAAAAGGAGGAAAACAAAATGACCAAACAGGAAATCGCCGAGATTATCGAGAGCAAGGGCAAAGAGTACGGATTCAAGATGAAGGACATGGGGGTGGCTTGGACGAGCGAACAGACCAGCGAAAGCAACATCCGCATCGAACTTTTCAAGGAAACCGACTACGACAACACCAGCTGGGAAGACCGCAGGGTAGCGATAAACCTCAAGGTCACCGGGTGCATTTGCCGGATGGGCGACCGCAGGGAGGCGGCAGACCTTCAGAAAATCGCCGAGGAGATTGCAAGGGGCACCAAGATGGTAGCCGAACTTGAGAAGATGAACCTTTCCTACATCGAAACATTCTAAGCCAAAATCGAACAAAAGCACCGCTCGAAAGGGCGGTGCTTTTGTAACTATAGTATATTGAAAAATCACCATTTAAACATATCTAATAAATCGAAAACAATTTTATTGGTACGCTGTTGGATTTTATCTACTGTCCATGTATCTTCACTTACAATATCTGTGTTAAGATATAGGCCGTTTTTATAGCCAATATTTTTTGTTTTATCCTTTGATTTACGATTTTTCTTTTGCTCAAAAGACATATTGGAAAGATTTTGATTATAACCTGTAACGGTAAGGTTGCCAAGGGTATGGACATACTCAACTCGATATTTATGTGCAAGCTCCTTATCCCCATTTGCAATCATGTCTACCCATGTTTGTGGAATGTTTTCGCCCTCTGGGAAAATGTGCTCGATTGTCCATATGTATTTCCTGCTATTGTCTCTTGACCATAAGTCTGAGTAGATTTCTTTTGTTTGATGGAGAGATTCTATGCTACACAAGAGAAAACGTGTAGCTTCTGGATTCTCATCGTAAATTGCCCCTCGAAGCTTGTTTTCAAAAATATCATCTTCTGCAGAGATGTTCTTAAGATGCTTACATATTTCATTAGTTATATTGTTGCCTTTTAGTTCTTTTATTATGGCTATTAAATCAATGAAAAACTGAGTTAATTTACGGGTGTTCGGAATATCAGTAATATTACGACGCACAAAGAATGTGATTAATAGTTTGATTATATCTTTTATGTTACTATCGGAGAGAGCCATATCCTCCTGTCGAGAGATAATGTACATAAGCATAAGATAGGAAGGGGCGCCAGATATTCTTCCTAAATCCAGTAAATCATCCGAATAAGATTTCATATCATCGCTGTTGTTTACGAGAATAGAATAGACCTGAGATTTTTTCAATAAATCATTTATGAGAGTTTTGTAATTTTTCTTTATCATTTTCTCGTAAATGTCCAGTAAGGTGGTTCTGGTAGCTAAATATCCAAAAGCATACCGTTGCTTATCAGAAACTGTATTCGATTCGTTTAATTCATCTCTAAAAGCATTGTAATATTGGCGAAAAAAACGTTCTTGTACGGAATAATCATCCTGACTAATGTTGGTTAAAATCTGTTTCCATATTTCGTAGCAGTTATCTGCTTCTAAATCTTTTTCAGCGTAAGCAATCATTGTGTTTTTTATGAGGTCAAGAGCAGATAGAGGAACTCCTCTATGGTTAAGCGACTCGAACAACATATATGCATCTTTGTTGCTATCAACCTCAATTCCTACAAGCACGGCCGCTTCAAATTTGTTTACAATGCCTAACAATATGCTAATATCGTTAGCGGAGGATGTTTGTGCTTTTGTTTCCTCGATTTTTTCGTCAATAAGTTTGTTGAAATGTTGGTATGCTTTCGCAATCCTACGTCTGCTAAAATATGCTGGCTTTGGATACTTAGTCGTAATAATGCTGGCATTTGATAAGATGTATAAAAAATCATCATTATTCATGTTTTGTTTTTGAAGATATAGTCGCGGATAATAGTCTGTTTTCTTTTTTCCATCGGGTAGGTGTGTTTGCTGTTTTTCAGCCAATTCATTTTTTAAATTGACCCATTCATTAAGTTCGTCATCATCCATTTTCGATTTGAGATTAGACAACTTTTCATATAGGGATGTTAGCAGAATAATCAATGTAGAAAACCGTTGTTGACCATCAATTAGTTCCAATGTATTGTCATTACTATTTCCATTATCTACACAGATATATGAGCCAAGAAAATATCCGGAGTCATTCTCAGTTACGTCGTTGAATAAAGCATTCCAATCGTTGATGCTCCAAGTATATTCTCTTTGGTACTTGGGAATACGATAATTTTTTCCATTCTTGATGGAGAAGATATCTGCTACCGTTGTTTGACCTACTTTTTTTATCAACCCAATTACCCCCAAAAATAAATTTTATTACTTATTGTTATATCAACACTATAAAAGGAGCGTGATGCTAATGAACTTTTTCACTAAATTTTTCCGTTCAAGGGATAAGCCCAAGGACTTTTATCATTTTAGCGGATGGCCTTTCGTTTTCGGCAGGTTTGCCAGCAAGCAGATGGTCAATGAATTTACAGCCATGCAGACAACAGCGGTATATGCCTGCGTCCGAATCTTGGCTGAGTCCGTTGCCAGCTTGCCACTTCATGTCTACGAGTACAAAGGGCAGGGCAAGGAACGTATTCCGCAGCATCCGCTTTACAGACTCCTTCACGACAGTCCCAATCCCGAAATGACTTCTTTTATATTTCGAGAGACTGCCATGATTCACCTGCTTTTGTGGGGCAATGCCTATGCACAAATTTTGCGGGATGGCATGGGGCGTGTGGTGGGACTGTACCCATTGTTGCCAAACCACATGAGCGTTGACCGGGATGAGCAGGGGGAAATTGTTTACACTTACACGCCGAGCAACGATAGCAACCCTCATGTAACTCAGCAAGTGAAACTTCGCAGACAGGATGTTTTGCATATTCCGGGGTTGGGGTTTGATGGTCTGGTGGGCTATTCGCCCATTGCCATGGCGAGGAACGCCGTGGGTATGACATTAGCCTGTGAGGAATACGGCTCGGCGTTCTTCGCCAACGGAGCGCGACCGGGTGGTGTGCTGAAACACCCCGGTGTCCTCAAGGACCCATCGAAACTGCGGGAAAGCTGGCAGGCGGTCTACGGCGGTACTGCCAACACAGGCAAGGTAGTTGTACTTGAGGAGGGCGTGGACTATCAGCAGATTTCCATTCCGCCGGAGGAGGCGCAGTTCCTTGAAACACGCAAGTTCCAGACTGACGAGATAGCGCGTCTCTATCGAGTGCCGCCCCACATGATTGGTGATCTGGATAAATCCTCGTTCAACAATATCGAGCAGCAATCACTGGAGTTTGTAAAATACACCCTAAATCCCTGGGTGGTGCGCTGGGAGCAATCCTTGCAGAAAGCATTGCTCTTGCCATCCGAGCAGAAGCGGTATTTCGTGAAGTTTAATGTGGATGGCTTGCTCCGAGGGGATTACCAGAGCCGCATGGCTGGTTATGCCGTGGGCAGACAGAACGGCTGGCTCTCAGCCAACGACATCCGCGAGATGGAGAATATGAATCCTATCCCGGACGAAGAGGGCGGTAATCTGTATCTTATCAATGGCAACCTTTGCAAGCTCCAGGATGCGGGGCTGTTTGGAAAGACTGGAGGTAAAAATGAAGAAACGTAAATTTTGGAACTGGGTGCGTGACTCCGATACGGGGGAGCGCACTCTTGTGCTTAATGGCACTATTGCCGAAGATTCCTGGTTTGGTGATGAGGTCACGCCGGGAATCTTCCGGGATGAGTTGATGCGGTGCGATGGTAATATCACGGTCTGGATTAACAGTCCAGGCGGGGATGTCTTCGCAGCGGCGCAAATCTACAATATGCTGATGGACTACAAGGGAGATGTTACCGTTCGTATTGACGGACTTGCTGCTTCGGCTGCTACCATGATTGCCATGGCGGGCGGAACGGTGGAAATGTCACCGGTGGGAATGTTCATGATTCACAATCCCAGCACAGCCGTCATCGGCAACACCAAGGAAATGCGGGCGGCCATTCAGATGCTGGATGAGGTAAAGGACAGCATCATCAATGCCTATGAATTGAAGACTGGTTTGCCCCGCCAGCAGCTGTCCGACCTTATGGATGCGGAAAGCTGGATGAACGCCAAGAAGGCAGTGGAACTGGGCTTTGCTGACAAAATTCTCTTTGCTGGGGCAGATGAGGAAAAGCAGTCTGAGGGTGTGGAGGCTATGCTCTTTTCCAGGCGGGCGGTCACCAATTCACTCATCGATAAAATCAAGGCGCAGTCCCAACAGTTCATCAAGGCCGCTGAGCCGGATAGCCGTGTATCTGCAGACGCACTTAGGAGCCGTCTGAATCTTATCGTTCACTGATTGGAGGAATTATTTATGGCAAACGTAATGGAACTTCGTATTAAGAGAGCACAGCTTTGGGAAGGTGCCAAGGCATTTCTGGATAGCCACACCGACAAGGACGGCAAGCTGTCTGCCGAGGATGCTGCTGCCTACGACAAGATGGAGGCAAATGTTGTGGCGCTGGGCAAGGAAATCGAACGTCTGGAGCGTCAGGCAGCGATTGATGCCGAGCTTGCCAAGCCAACAACAGAACCGATTGTCAACAAGCCTGCCGCCGCAGTGTCGGAGAAGAAGGGCAGGGCAGCAGATGAATATCGCCAGGCTATGATTGCCGCCATCCGCAGCAACTTCCGCAACGTGTCCAACGTTCTGCAGGAAGGTGTTGATGCCGATGGCGGTTATTTGGTGCCGGAGGAAATGGACAGTCGACTCATTGATGTGCTGACTGAGGAGAACATCATGCGCAACCTCGGCACTAAGATTACCACCAGTGGTGAGCGCAAAATCAACATCGCCGCCACCAAGCCTGCCGCATCCTGGATTGAGGAGGGCGGTACGCTGAGTTTTGGTGATGCCAGTTTTGACCAGATTATCATGGATGCCTATAAGCTCCACGTGGCAATCAAGGTCACGGAAGAATTGCTTTATGATAATGCCTTCAATCTGGAGAGCTACATCATCCAGCAGTTCGGCAAGGCCATCTCCAATGCCGAGGAGGATGCCTTCCTCAACGGTGATGGCAACCACAAACCCACTGGCTTGCTGACCAGCGCAGCAACCGGTGTGACCACCTCAGGGGCAAGCATCACAGCAGATGAATTGATTTCTTTGGTGTATTCCCTCAAGCGTCCTTATCGCAAGAACGCTGCCTTTATCATCAACGACCAGACGCTGTCTGTTATTCGCAAACTGAAGGATGCCAATCAGGCATACATCTGGCAGCCCTCCTACCAGGCTGGGGAGCCGGATCGCCTGCTGGGCTATGCTCTGCACACTTCGCCCTATATGCCGACCGTTGCGGCGGGCAAGTCAGTCATCGCCTTTGGTGATTACTCCTACTACAACATCGGCGACCGTGGTACTCGTTCCCTGCAGGAACTCAAGGAGCTCTTTGCAGGCAACGGCATGGTGGGCTTTGTGATGAAGGAGCGAGTGGATGGCAAGCTGGTGCTGCCGGAGGCGGTGCAGACGCTGAAAATCAAGGGTACGGATAAGGGCTGATGGTTCTGGGAGGTGTATCTCGTTGATGCACCTCTCATATTTTAGAGGGGGTGGTTCAATTGATTGTTTCCCTGCCAAAAGCCAAGAAATATCTCCGCATTGATACGGATGATGAGGATGACATCGTCCGCAAGCTCCTGCGGGCGGCTGAAAAACTTTGTATGGATGTGGCAAGGCTGGAGCAGGAGGAATTCAAAGCCTGTGGGCCTATAGCCAAAACGGCAGTGCTATATACCGTAGGCTATCTATATGAGCACCGGGACGAGGCTGATCATAGGGCACTTACCATGACGCTCCGCTCCCTGCTTATGGGCATTCGCCGGGAGGGCTTCTGATATGTATGTATCTTTGAGCGAACTTAGGCAGCGGGTCAAGATACTCAGGCCTGTGACAGAGGAAGATGAGGTTGGTAATCTCATTGAGCGTGGTAGGACGGAGCTTGCCACTGTATGGGCAAAGGTGCTGCCATATGCTACCAGAATCTCGGATGGCTATGCTGAAAAGGTGGATGAGGTATCTTATCGCGTGGTTATTCGTTATCGAGAAGGCATCCAGGTAACGGACATCCTGGAGTGGCGCGGCAAGACGCTGATCATGTCAGCACCGCCTTACGCTTTGGATGGCCTGCGGAAGTACCTCGTTATGGAGACGAAGGAGTTGGTGGAGGATGGCTAAACGCTACCAATCTGCAGAAGCGATTCTGAGGGAACTGGGTGATAATGCCACCCAGGCCGCCAAGTCAGCACTGGCAGATGGTGTGGAATTGGTCGTGAAGGAGGCCAAGGAACGATGCCCGGTCTATAAGGGGCATGATAGTCGTGTGGTCAAAGGAGCGTTGAAGAATTCCATCCATGCGGTAAAGCTGAAGGGCGGTGCCAAGTACAAAATCATTGCCGATGCCGTGTCACATGATGGTATCTTCTACGGCAAACTAGTAGAGTTTAGCCCCAAAATCAATAAACCTTTTATGTATCCGGCACTGGATGCTCAACGGGATACAGTCCGAAAGCTAATCGTCGAAGCGGTACAGAAGGCGGTGCGGAAGAAATGAGCATCAAGGAAAAAGTGTATAAGGCACTATCGGGGAGTAAGGAACTGACATCTTTGCTGGTGAAAGACAGGCGGTGCCGGTGTGTCTATCCGGGAATCAGCCCCAACGCAGGCAGCTATCCCATCCTTGTTTACAACGTTATCTCGGATGTCCCGGCTTTGGTAGCTGATGGTGAAGAGATGGAGCGGCGGGTGACTGTGCGGATTCAGATTCTTACCAAGGATGGGCGGTATGCACCTATCTGTACCATCGTGAATAAGGTTATGATGGGACTGGGCTTTATGCGCAAACAGACAACAGAATTGGCAGAGAAAGATTTATTCGTGCTCTGCCTGGATTACACAATTGGGATTGGAGTGGATGAATAATGGCAGAAGTTAAACCGACCAGCAGATTGGTCAGCGGACAGTTTATCAATATCCAGCGGCTTCATGTAGCGAAGTTGCTCTCAGATGAGGCGGGCGGTACGGCAAGCTACGATACACCGGTGGACTTGGGTAAGGTGCTCCGCAGTATCGACATCAAGCCGTCGAATTCCAGTGCAGACCTTTATGCGGATGGTCAGTCTATCGACACGGCCACCAACACGGCATCGTATGAACTGACCTTCGATACGGCAGCTCTGCCTCTGGAATATGTGGCATATCTCTTGGGGCATAAGTGTGAGAATGGTGTGATGGTAGCCAACAAGGACGATGTGGCACCTTACTTTGCCGTGATGTTTCAGAGTGACAAGCGAAACGGCAGTAGAAGATACACCAAGTTTTTTAAAGTAATGTTCCAAGAGCCCTCCGTCAAGGGTTCCACAAAGGAAGCGAACATTTCCTACCAGACACCGACATTGACGGCCAAGGCAATTTATAGACTGTCGGATGGGAACTCTTACACCTATGCCGATACGGAAAGTTCCGGCTTTGAAGCGGAAACTGCCACCAATTGGTACACCAGCGTTTGAGGGAGGTCTTATAGATGGATACACCGCAGCTCAAAATCAATGGAAAAATCATCCAGCCCGCCCCGCCCAAGATGAGGGTATGGCGGGAGTTTTTAGCATTCTTTGACAAGGATAAGGGCAAGATGACCGTGGAGGACTTCCTCGCGGAGCATATTGCCCTTATTGTTTTGGCATTTAATCAGCCGGAAGTTACTAAGGAATCGCTGGATGACACCTTAGATATTGCCGAGGTCGTGCCTTTTACGAGAGAGCTATTTCAATGGCTCCAGGCACAGACATTCGCCAAATTGGTAAATCTCCCAAACGAGGAAACGGAGGCGGGGGAATAGACCTGTCTCCGTACCAGAATCTGCTGCTGTATTATGAGCGGCTCCAGAGTGCTTATGGCTGGACGATGCAGGAGGTAGATGACCATGACATAGCTTTTCTCCTCGATCAACTGCTAGTTCTAAGCCTGACGGATGGCCATAAAGACCAGAAATACATTGATGATGTCCTGTAGGAGGCGGGCGGATGGCAAAGCGTGGACAAGAAATAGATGAATTATATATCAGCCTTGGCCTGGATATTGCCCGGCTCCAGTTGGACTTTGACACAGCGGGCAAGACGGTATCCCAAGCGGTGTCCCGGCTGAATACCAGAACAAATCAGATAAAGCTGAAGATGGATGTTGACCTGGCAAAGTTGGATGGCGTTGGCTCGGAACTGGATAAACTGAAGGTCAAGCATGAGGCGATTAACCGTCAGCTGGATTTACAACGGAGTAAGGAAGAAATTCTTGTAGCCGTTTTGCGGGAAGCGCAAGCAAACAGCGGAGCAGGCAGTGAGATTGCCCAAAGAGCTCAGAGCAATCTGCTGAAGCAACAGAAAGTTGTGGCGCAGACAGAGGCCGAGGTTCGCAGACTGACCATCGAGATGACCAGACTAGGCGGTGTCATAATTCAGAATACCAGCAAGGCTGGAGCTTTTGGCACTGCAATGAGGGCTGGCATGAACCGGGCAAAAATTGGTGTGGACAATCTCTTGAGCGGCTTTACGATGCTGTCGGTCAAGGCAGCAGCAGTAATGGCTGTGTTCTCCACGGGAGCTGGTCTGTTTAATCTTACCAAAGGAGCGATGGAATCCGGGGAGAGTCTTTATCGACTTACGAAGCGACTGCATACCACAGCTGCTGAGGCTGGTCAGCTTAATCGTACCTTCCAACTGGCAGGGATGGATGTGTCATCCATTATTCCGCTTATTGCGCGATTGGATAAGCAGGTGGAAACCGCTGGGGAGACAGGCAATATAACCACCCAAGCTATGGAGCGGTTTGGTATGTCCATCCTTGACCAAGCTGGTAATCTCCTGCCATTGAATGAACAACTCGACCAATTAGCCAAAGGCTACAAAAATGCCATGGAGTCTGGGCAGGAGGAAGCCTATACTGCAGAAGTCCTTGGTGCCAGAGGGGCGGCCTTGATTCCGCTATTGGAGCAATATGATGAGCTGATGGAAGTGGCGGGGAGCGTCAAGACAACAGGGCTGCTTAATCCGGAGGAAAGCCACAAGACCTGGCTACAATGGAAAGCCATGGAAATGGAAGTTGGTCAGTTGAAAGCAGCCATTGGCACAGCACTCCTGCCACTTAGTATGGAACTTCTACCGGAAGTTACGGATGGCTTCAGAAATTTGGTGGAAGAAATCCAGTCTAACAAAGATTCCATCAAAGATGCCATCTCCGGCTGGGGTTCGGCACTTAAGACTGTCGCTGAAGCATTGGTATTTGTGGGTGAGCAGTTTAAGGTGGTTTCCGATCATGCCAAGGCCAATAAATGGCTGATTGAAAATCACCCGGCAGCATCACCGCTTATTGCAGTGCCCATCGCTGGTGGTGCTGTTCTCGACAAGATGTATGGGGACGAGTACAAGGCCTATCTGGAAGAACAAAAAGCCCTTGAGGAAAAGGCCAAGGCTGAAAAACAGGCGGCTGCAGAAGCGGAGAAAAACAAACAGGCCCAGGAGGCCAATACCAGAGCCAGCCGTTCCCGTACTGCCGCTGAGAAACAGGCCGCCAAGACAACGCAGGAAGCCGCTAAGGCCAATGCCCAGTTAACGGAGTCCCTATACGAGCTTACTCATAACGAACTGGAAAACTCCTTGCATTCAGTCAATCGAGAGATTAAGGAATTGCAGGAGAGGGGTGCCGATGCCAAGCTGCTGGATGAGTATAAGCTGGCCAAACAAGCCAAGGTTTACGAGGACTTCCAGCGGAATGTGGTGGACAGCACACAGGCTGTTTACCGTACGGATTTACAGAATCAGCTGGCTAATATTGATAGAGAAGCACAAGCCTATCGGCAGAAAGGCTTGGACGAGGTCAGTGCTGCAAGCTGGGCAGAGGCAAGCAAAGCGAAAATCAGGGAGCAGTGGGAAAATGAAATTGCATCAAAAATTGACTCTGTTTGGAAGACAGAGCTACAAAATCGCCTTGATGATATCGAGCGGGAGAAACAAGCATGGATACAAAAAGGGCTGGATGAAGTCAAGGCGACGCAATGGGCTGAAAAAGAGAAGATTGACGCCAAAAGGAATGCGGCATTACAGGTACTGCAGGCGCAGAAGGAAGAATTTCAAGCGTATCTGGCGGGCGGTCAGCAAGGCCTAGCCGCGTATTACAAGGAGGTTCATGGCTTTACCATGGATGACCTCCGTATGACACCGGAACAGCTAGAGGGGTTCCAGCGTGCGCGGAAGGATATGCTGGAAAACCTCTTGCCGAATTTCCGCGATCCTGCAGTCATTGCTGCTGAGCAACAACGCATGAAGGATAGTTTTCAAATGAGTGTGGAGGGCAGGGATTATACATACGATGAGGTTATGGGCAATATGCAGACGGAAGTCAAAGGCATACGGGAACAAATGGATAAGCTCGGTTCATCGGCTGCCCTTCAGAATGAATCTGGGCAGGCTGCCTTACAGACTGTTACGAACGCTCCGCATCTTGAGGTCAATGTAAATATCGATACTGCCGTCACCCAGGATAGCGAAAGCATGAGCCGCCTGGCTGATCAGGTGGCCGATAAGATAACGCCTGTGGTGGAGCAGGCATTAGGGAGTGGTGAACTTGCATATTGAGATTGATGGCCATCGTTCACTGTCCGTAGAGAGCTGGAACGTACTGCCGGATGACCGCCAGCAGACTGTAGAGGTCCTGGGTGGCACGGTGGTGCAGGATTTCGGGCATTTAGAGAGCGGGGATAAATACAGCTGTACGGCAGATTTTTTGTTGTCAGACTGGCAGGCCATAAAGAAGTTATGGAATGACCGTACTTTGGTCAACGTCAAGGACGAGGCCGGTATTGTCCATACGAAGATGCGCGTGGTGGTGAAGGGCTACAGCTATATGAATCACTTCCCGCGCTGCTATAAAGTGAATTTGGAATTTTGGAGGGTTTAGATAATGGAAAATCAGCTGCATATCTATATGAACAATCCCACGGCAGGAAAGACAGATGGTACAGAGGCTTCAAGCGGGACGGGGCTTACTCCTATTTCTGTTACATTAGATGCCAGCAAGGCTGAATCGGCGGCGGTGAAATGTGCCGTAAGATGTGATGATGGCTACAAGATTGACGGTGATGTGACGGTCAGCCTTAAGGGCACGAGTTCAGCTAAATGGAAATTGGCAAAGGATAATGACTTCGCTGATAGCCAATCGGCTTTAGAGGGTGCAGTCTGGCAGGATAAAATCACACTGGCAGATGTAGCGGATGGCAATGTCATTTTCTGGGCAAAGGCTATGAGCTCGAAAGATGAACCGCCCCAGAAGGATACCAGCGTTAGCATTGAAGCTGTGGGAAAGGTCGTGGTGGAATGAGCTTCAAATATCTGAATCCTGGTTTTGCTGAATGGCTGAATACTAATGCCGGAACAACAGTAAGTAGCTACGAATATAACCGCTATGGCGGGGTGGCGTTTTGGAACAAGCAGAACAAGGCGGATGTGGAACTGCCCGAGGCATCGGTCAAACACTTATATATCAAGGCATCCTTTTGGATTAGCGATCAGCCGGAGGGCAAGGGATATTTTGAGATTAGTTCTGCCAATAAAGATGGCTCGAAAGGCACTGGCTTTGGAGGGTACAGAAGCTACGGCGACTGGGCTATTTATCGCTATAGCGACGGGGAAATCAATACGATATCCAAAGTTACCTGCATAAGATACGGAAAAATGAACGATATCCTTATTCATATCAACAAGGATACTAATGGTGCAGCGAAATTGACGTTGACGTTGAACGGTACAGTCATATATGACGGTCAAAGCTGGGATTTTGACATACGAGGCTATGTGAAGCTTAAAAGCGAGGCTTTCGATCTGTTGCTATCCAATATCATTATTTCTGACCAACCTATTGACATCAAGGAGAGGGTTGTGCCGCTGAAGGTTAAGACAATTGAGACGGACTTGCCCGTTGATGATGACGGCAACTACATAACCTCCGAGCCGGACAAGACTGTACTCTATACATTAGATGCCAGTGATGTCATAGAGCGTTTTGGTGATGATTTTCAGATAACGGGCATGGGGGTTGCTTGTGTTCCCGGCTATTCCACAGGTGATGCGGTGACGAAGATTACAGGTATTCGCAAGGATCAGCAGGGCGAAAAAGAACTGGGGAGTGTTCGTCTTTCCGCGGAAAAGAACGGAAAAGCGGTGCTGGGGACGGCCATAGACATGTCATTGGCTGATTTGCAGGCTAGTCAGTTCGGCATAAAGACGGGAGCTTGATATGGCAGATGAAGCTTATATTGTCAAGGCAGAATTTGCCGTATCCATAATGGTTAAAGGGCAGGCTGTTCTCAAACCACAGGAATACGCATATCTTTTCATATTGGAGCACGGCAGGGCTGCCCATCTAGGCAAGGCCTCTTTCTGCATAGAGACCACTTTCCCTGGACAGGCAGTATTTTCGGATGGTGCGGTGTGTATATCTATGCTGGAGCCTTCCGAACGACAGGTTGTGACAACGGTAGATACTTTGCGCCTGTTGGGCGAGGAATGCCGAACAGTAACAGGGACTGAGCGGCAGTTGGTATGCTCAGAAAAGGTGCCTGTGCCAGTTGTCCGCGAATTGACGTCTGAAAATGCTGCTATGGCAGATGTTCAGCGGGCTGTAGCCGTGGATGGTAGAACTGATGTTATGGTTCGGCGCAATATCGTCCGTAGCGATATTGTTGTAGCAGAAACATCTCGTCAGGTCATTTCCACGTTGCAGGGGGCAAGCGCCAATACGCTCCGTGAAATCTATGCCGATGAGAGACCTGTAGCAAGTGTTGTTCGGAGCCTGGTAAGGAAGACTTCTCTTACGGCAGATACCGAGCGAAATTTGCAAGCATCGCAAGAAGCAAGGGCAAAAGCGACGCGGTGTGTTTCCAAATCTGAATCTGCCATGCTGAATATCGCAAGACAGGTGGTTAAGTCTGAAACTTCCCTTGCCACAACTGAGCGTATAGTAAATTCGTCACTACAGGCAGCAATTTCAGATACAGCAAGGCAGGTTGGCGGTATTTGTAAAGCTGAAGTAGGGTCAGAACGTGACCTGTCCAAGTGGGAGGTTGTGCATGGAGACACCGTCGTTACTTTGCCTTACCAGTTTGCCATAGACGATATTCCCCAGCAGAATATTTCTGGCATCCAATCGGTCACTCTCTCGCTCAATGAACGAACGCTGGCTGACACTTTCCAGATGGAAACCACCATACCTTTAGATATCGAGTCGGCTGTGCAGGGAAGGCTCCTGGATTTTGACTGCGATTTTCAAGTAGAAGAAACCAGTCAGCAGGGCATATCGCAGACGGTAAAGGGGATGTATCCCTTGGACCGTCTGCTCTATATGCCCATCAATATTGATGTGACGGAGGCAGGCTGCTCCTACTATGCCGACAAGATAGCAGGAGCATTAGGTCTGAAACTTGACCTGCAGATTGAGGATTTCACGCCCTCGCAGGATTACAGCTTGTCGGGCATGACCTATCAGGATTTTATCTCATCGCTCTTTTCCTGGACAAGCAAACTACCTCAGAGGCAAATTAACGTGTTTATCCGTGGGGAGACGCTCCATATTATCCAGCGCGGACATGAAGGACAGGTAACAGACATCTCCGACTGGCCTCATACCATGCCTGCCATTAATCGTAAACTCATCCGTTCGATTTGGGATAGTGCCACTACGGAAGAATGGGACAGGGCAAGAAGTGATAAGGACTACGATCCGCTGCCATTTACCGGCATCATCGGCATCGAAGGGATTACCCGTCATTATTTAAATGGACTGCTTACGGCGGAAGAAACAAATGGCAGTTTTACGGAGTACTCCTATGATGATATGTATCTTACGGAAAAAAGGACGCATAACCCGGATGGTTCTACGGTGCAGACAACATATGCATACACCAAGACGGCTAATGACATCTATCTATTCAAAGAGACAGAGAAAACCACGGATGCCAAGCAGAAAGAGGGGGAAGAGCCCCATACCAGCGATGACTGGACGGACTGGCAAAACGAGAATTTTACCATGCGGATAACTTATCACGCCCCCATAGGCTATGGCTGGTATTCCACCACAGTGTATGAAGACGGAGAGTTCCAAGGGAGCAGTATTTCTCAGGGCAAGCCCGGTGGCAAAGCCAGTCAGTTTACCATCAACGAATCGAACAGAAGCTTGGGAAGCGATTATGGCTTTGATGACGAGGACAACAAATTTAAGGGACAGGCGCTTTTCGATACAGAATTTCCCGTGACAGGCGATGACTTTCTGCGTAAACTCACCCGCGAGATTGAGTGGCTGAATCGCAAACGGCAGGAAGAAGTCAGTCTGGATATTGTAAGTCCAGTGGTGAAGGGCCATGCTACGATAAGGCATATTCTGGATTTTACGGAAAGGATACGGCTGGATGGCAATGAGTATTATCTTGTGAGCAATCAGGTAAAGCTCACGCCCAGGAGCCTACGGCAGAGCATAAGACTGGTGAGGTGGTATGGATGAATGGTGTAGATGGATTGGCTGAGTGCCTGAAATCTGGCATGAAACGAGCAAGAAAGCAATCTGAAGCCAAGGCACAGAGGGGTGTTGTCGATGGTGGAATGGTGCGTATCGGCCCCCACAGTTACCCTATGAAGGTGGCAGTGGATGTAAATACGGAAGATGGCAGTCTGGTCTGGGTACAGATTTCTAAAAGTGGCACTGCAGTTATCATAGGGGCGTGATGCTATGTACAGGACAAGAGTTACTGCCGTCAATGGCAGCAAGGCACAGGCGGGTGGTCATTGGCTGAATATCATCGGCAACAAGAATGTTGTAGTGGGGGATTTTGTCTGGACGGACGGCAGGTGTATCTATGGCAACATACAGGCGGGCGGAGAGGCAGCTCCTATAATCAGCAGTGAACCATATGTGCCGCTTCTGATGTGGGACGGTACCAGGGCAGTTTATCATAAGGCGCAGATAAAACAGTTTGCGAAAGGTCAGCGGTATGAGCTGATGGCAAGCCATGGCAGTTCGTTCGCCTTTGCTGATGGAAAGGTGCTGGATTTATATTTGGATGGGTACGGCAATAAATATGTTTTGAACGGTGGGGAATATTGGTTTCATGATTGGGGGAGTGGTGGACCCTATGAGACGCTGAAAGGTCAGCCGGGCATTATTAAGAATGGGCATATGGAACAATCTATCGACCTGAGTAAGTACAGTAGTTATAGCTATGATTATGCTCGTGGAGAGTCGGAAATTATAAAAACGCCGCTTTCTGGCAAGGCGGAGGCAATAGATGAAATATATTGGAACTGCTGTGTCTTAACAAATGGTTGGTATGAATCGGAAAGCTCCTATTTTTATCTGCTGGATTGCTATGCCCAAGGTTGTCACATTGATGCCATAAATTGGCGACCGGGATATGGCGAGGCTGACGATGGTTACTTTGTGGATTTCACATCCTACATGTGGGTGATGGTTACGCCAGAAATCGTCAAGCCTTTATGGGCAGAAACGATAAGGGACGTGGATGACGACGATTATAACGAGCGTTCCCATCGTAGCGTTTTCGCAGACGAGTTCGTATTGCCACTTCCAGACGGATATTACATAAAAGGTACTAAGACTTTACCGGAACAGGATTACTGGTTTGATAGGCTCCCCGGAAAGCTGTATTCGCCGCAAGGGAAGCTGATTTGCGAGGCCGATTTTAGGGTGGATAAGCCGATACGGCTGGGCTATGTAAAACGTGGAGCATGGCTACTGTCTGAAGGTGAGGAGCTTTTCCGGATAAAAGGCGGGAAAAAGGAGTTACTATCAGATGGCATACATAACAGTCGTTTGCATATCATGAAGAATCGAGTTAAGTGGACGAAGGGGGACGAGTGAATGGAACATATCAGATGCTGGGCAGCCGGACTAGGAGCAGTGCTTGGAGATTTTTTAGGTACCTTGGATGGCCTAGTGATGGCACTCATTACATTCGTGGTGGTGGATTACATTACTGGTGTTCTATGCGCTATAGTGGAAAAGCGGCTCTCTAGTGCCGTGGGGTTCAAGGGCATCTGCCAGAAGGTGATGATCTTCTGCCTGGTAGGCATAGCTAACCTGTTGGATGCAAATGTGCTGAGTGCAGGCAATATGCTGAGGACGGCAGTCATTTTCTTCTATTGTGCTAATGAGGGGATATCCATTGTGGAGAATGCAGCACGGATTGGTCTGCCAGTGCCAGAAAAACTGACGGATGTTATGAGACAATTGAAGGATAAGTAAATAGGATAAGTATTTGCCCACTGCAGATTTTCTGTGGTGGGCATTTTTTTTTTGAAAAACCTAAACTTTTGTCATTTTCATGGGCTACCTATGGGAGGTGCTTATTGTAGCAGTCTCACAAGGAAAAGAAAAAGCGACGAATGGAAGATTGGAAGTGGTGGGGGATCGATAAGAATTGTTACAAGTTTAGCTTTGTAATCTTTTGAGGAGAAAATTATCATGCAGGTAAGCCAAATAGTGAAAGGTCATTTAACAAAGAAAATAGAAAAACCAACAAATCAAGAAATGCAGAATGAATATAATTATCTATTAGCAGAACAGTTGACTGAAAAGTTGCTAGTAAAAGGGCTAATCACAGAAGAGGAATTTGAGAAGGTTATGGTAAAAAATCGACAATCGTTCTCGCCATTTATTTCAAAGATAACGTCTAAAAACTTGCATTTTAGGTGGAGGTGAGTGATATATAGTATCAAACGTAAATGGGGTGAGACAATGAGACGAATAACAAGAATTGATGCGGTGAACGATAGCTCCAAAAAGAAATTGCGTGTTGCTGCCTATGCTAGAGTATCGACTGGTTCACAAGATCAACTGGTTAGTCTGGAAACTCAGAAAATACATTATGAGCGATATATTAAGGCGAGACCAGATTGGGAATATGCAGGACTGTACTATGATGAAGGAATATCTGGACTTAAAATGTCGAAGAGAAAAGGCTTGCTTCGACTTATTGAAGATTGTAGCAAGGGTCTGATAGATTATATCGTTGTTAAGTCTATTAGTAGATTCTCAAGAAATACGGTGGAAAGCATTGAAGTGGTGCGTAAGCTCTGTCAGGATGGTGTTTATATTTATTTTGAAAAAGAGAATATTGATACCGGAAAGATGGAAGGCGAATTGTTACTGTCTATTTTATCGGGATTAGCCGAAAATGAATCTCGCTCAATTTCGGGAAATGTAAAATGGAGTATACAAAAACGATATTTAAATGGTACATTCAAAATTTGCTATCCGCCGTATGGGTATGATAATGTTGATGGAAAGATGGTGGTGAATAAAGAACAAGCTAAAATAGTGCGTAGAATTTTTGCAGAAATCATAGCTGGTAAATCATCAGCAGATATAGCAAAAGAATTAAATAAAGAAGGTATTATAACAAAGAGAGGGAAACGCTGGGGAAGAGGTGTTGTTTGTGAAATGATAAGAAATGAAAAGTATACGGGGGATGTTATTTTTCAGAAAACTTATACGGATTCGTGCTTTAAACGACATAGAAATTATGATGATAAGAATAAGTATCAAATGAAAAATCATCATGAAGCAATTATAAGTTATGAAGATTTTAAATTGGCTAATCTAATAGTTGATGCTAATGGTTGCCAAAAGGGCATACATAAAAATGACTTCAAATATAAAAATCGTTATCCGACTTCAGGTAAAATCATATGTGGTGAGTGTGGTGGGCATTGGAATCGGAGAAAAATAGGAAATATGTTTGGTTTTGCGTGCAATACCCATATAAATGATATGAATGCTTGCAGTATGAAGTCAATAAAAGAAGATTCGGTAAAAGCTGCATTCGTCACGATGATGAATAAGTTGACATTTGCGAGGAAAAGTGTTCTGATACCCTACTCAGAAATGCTACGAAGAAGTAAAGAGGATAGTGATGTTGAAAGATTGGATGAGATTGAGACACTATTGCAAAAAAGCAGTGAACGTCGACAACAGTTGATGGAATTTTTTTCACAAGGTATTCTTGATCATGAGGTCTATGCCTATGAGACGGTTGCCTTATCAAAGGAGGAGTGCAGACTGATGGCTGAGAAGAATTTTCTTTCTGTTCGCATGAATGGTAGTCAAGAATGGCAGTCAGCACTTGTGAAACTTCTCCGGTATACGGCTAAGGGAAATGTCCTGACAGAATTTGAGGGGGGTTTGTTTACCGAACATGTGGAGAAGGTTGTAGTTTATAAAAGAACGGAAATTGGTTTTGTAATGAAGTGTGGCCCAATATTTCGAGAAAGGATTTAGACATGAAACATACACCATATGGATATGACATTGTTGGAGGAAAGGCAGTAATTAATGAAGATGAAGCATCTAATGTTCGGAAAATATGTGAAAATTACCTAAAAGGAATGTCTTTTGTAAAGGCCGCAGCTAGTGTGGGGCTAAATATGCGCCATCGCACAGTCAAACAAATTGTACAGAATAGAAGATTGCTTGGTGATGATTTTTATCCAGCAATACTTTCGGAAAATACGGCTACACTGATTGAGAAAGAACGTATTCGTCGGGTGAAAGCTATGGGGCGAGATAAAAGAATATATAAAAAAAACGAAGCCGTTAAGGTGAAAACAGATTTTACTGTCCCTAAAGTACCGGTTAAATATCAAAATCCTATCAAGCAAGCTGAGTATGCATATAGCTTGATTCAAAGCGAGGTAGACAGATGATGATGTTCGCAAAAAATATTACAGTAATTCCTGCAAGGCATACTATTGGAACACAAAATCCTGTTAATAAAGTGCAAAAGACTAGAGTGGCTGCATATTGCCGAGTATCGACGGAATATGAAGAGCAAGAATCTAGTTATGAAGCACAAGTTTCCCATTATACGAATTATATCAAAAGCAATCGGGAATGGGAAATGGTTAAGGTGTATGCAGATGAAGGTATTAGCGGCACTAATACGAAGAAACGTGATGAGTTTAATCAAATGATAATGGATTGCAAAGCAGGAAAAATAGATATGATCCTTACGAAGTCCATAAGTAGGTTTTCTCGAAATACAGTTGATTGCTTGAAATATATCCGTGAACTAAAGGCGTTGAATATAGCAGTATTCTTTGAAAAAGAGAATATAAATACGTTGGATGCCAAGGGTGAAGTACTCATGACAATAATGGCGGCATTAGCGCAGCAGGAATCGGAATCATTATCTGCAAATGTAAGGATGGGCATTCAGTTTAGAAATCAACAAGGCAGAGTTCAGGTAAATCATAATCGTTTCCTTGGATATACTAAGGACGAAAATGGCAAACTTATTATTGTTCCCGAGGAAGCAGATATTGTTCGACGTATATACATCTAATATTTAGAAGGGGCTAGCTTTCGGAAAATCAAGTGTGGTCTTGAAGCGGATGGAATATTGAATGGAGCACACAATGCTAAATGGCATGAGAGTAACATCAAGACTATTTTAACCAACGAAAAATATATTGGAGATGCGTTGCTACAAAAGACATATACAGTGAATACGCTGGAAAAGAAGCGTATAGTAAATAATGGTATAGTGCCACAGTATTATGTGGAAGGTAGCCATGAAGCAATTATCGATAAAGATGTGTTTTTTAGAGTGCAGGCTGAAATTAGTAGGAGAGCAAATATTTTGGTGGATGGTAAACGTCGCACATATAGTTCGAAGTACGCTCTGTCCTGCATAGTGTTTTGCGGCCACTGCGGAAATATATATCGAAGAATTAGATGGAATAATCGGGGGTGTAAATCGACTGTGTGGCGTTGCGTAAGCAGGGTGTTAAAAAAGAGAAGTGGGATTAATTGTCCGGCAAGAACTATACATGAGGAAACTTTGCAGTCTGCGGTAGTTACAGCTGTGAATGATGCATGGTATTGTAGGGATAAAATTTTGCCGAAATTAAAGGAAAATCTACGCTCGGTTATTGAGAATGATACAGAGGCCAGCTTGAGAGAAATTGATGTTGTAGCTAGGAAAAAACAGTCTGAACTGCTTGAGGCAGGAAATGACCAGAAAAAGATTGAGCTAATAGGTGAAGAAATAGTTGCACTTCGTGACAAACGTCAGGCTATCTTGACAGAAGCAGCAAAACAGAAAAATATGGATGATCGAATTGAAGACTTAGCCCATTTTTTTAATGAGCAGACTGGGATGATTACAGAATACTCCGATAGACTGGTGCGTAGGCTTATCGAAAAAGTTATCATTTACGATGAGATGATAGTGGTAGAGTTCAAATCTGGACTGAAGATGGAAGTCGAAGCATAAGAAAGATGCGAAAAGAAGAAATTACAATTTGAAATCACGTTTGATTGAAAGATAGGATTGAGGACTGTATTGGAAAGATAGACGGTCTTATCATGAATAAATGTCATAAAATCTGACATTTTATATTGACAATGCTGACGCTTGCCATTAAACTGAAGCCAGGAGGTGACAACCATGTATGAACGATTGAAAGCGGCCAGAAAGGCTTTGCGCCTGACGCAGGAATTTGTGGCCAAGCACATGGAGATGTCCCGGACAACGATTGTCGCAATCGAGGCTGGAAAGCGAGAGGTTACGGCAGCAGAACTGGCGAAGTTTTCGGAGTTGTATGGCGTACCTATGGATAAATTGGTGCATGGAGAGGATACAAACGAAGGCAAGACCGCGATGTTTGCCCGGACATTTTCCGAGTTGTCGGATGCAGACCAGGCAGAAATCATGAATCTTATGCGCTTTAAGAAACGGTATCGGGAGAGTATCAATGCCTGAACTAAGTGATTTGTACAAGCCGGGGATGCGGCCGGAGGAATTGGCCGCATGTGTTTTAGGGAAAAGCGGCATGGATATGGATAATCCCCGGTTGCCCATAGACCCCTTTTCCCTTATGCGCAGCTGTGGTATTGTGTACCAGTTCATGGATGCCAAGAAGCTGGAAGGCGTATACATTGTGCCTGAAGATGCAGAGGACGTGCCTATGGTCGGGATAAACTATAACCGGCCTATAACCAGGCAGCGCTTTACCGCGGCGCATGAATTGTGCCATCATCTAAAAGACAGGCGCTCCCAGATTTGCCCTATTGGCAACAATGTGAATGCCATGGAGCGTTACGCGGAACAATTTGCAGCGGCACTTTTGATGCCTCTGCCAGCTTTGCGAAAAATGGCGGCAGAATATATGGTGGATGGCCGTGTGGACTTACAAGCTGCGCTGTTATTGTCGGTAAAGTTTGGTGTAAGTTTTGGTGCTTGTGCCAGACGGCTGGCATATGGCCTGCACCTGCTGGACTATGAAAATTCCCAGGAACTGAACCGCCGCATCAAAAAGTTTAAGCCGGATAAGGAAAAGGAAAAACTGGGGATTCCCTTGGAACCGCTGGAGCTTTTGGCGCAGGCAGTGGATTCCTATGAATTTTTCTATCAGGTTCAGCCGGAATTAACGTGGTATATCTTCAAGAATAACTTTATCTTCAACGAAAACCGCATGGAAGGTGTGGATTTGGAAGAAGAGGAAGTGGCAGAGATTGTGGCTGACCTGCGTCTTAAAGGCAGTGACAGTGAGTATTGCCGTGCCGATTATGACGATATCATCCAGGTGACCGGGCACTTGGACATTTACGATTACATCTGTTCCACGGAGGAAAGACTGGATATCTATAAGCTGATGAAGCTGAACCGGCTGTTGTTCCAGTATACCCCGTGTCCGGATGCTGGCGGCGGAACCCGCCAGAATAATGCCATGGTGCAGGGGGCTTGCTTTGAAACCGCCGATTGGCGTGAAATCATGCCCCGCATTATTGCCCTGGGGGATGTGGTGGAAAAGATAATGGCTCATATGGCGGAGGATTCAGTCAGTGAGTTTATCGAGAAAGCCATGCGGGTACACCATGAAATTCCCCAGATACATCCTTTTGTGGATGGGAATGGACGCTGTTCACGGGCGTTCTTAAACTGGATGCTGCGGCTAAAGAATTTACCGCCGATTTATATCAAGCATAAGGAAAAAGAGCGGTATTATGAGGCTTTGGCCTTGGCTGACAGCAAGGGCGATTATAAGCCCTTGACGAAAATCCTGATTAAAGAATTGTTCCGGACGATGATGGAAATAAACCGGCAGCCCATGTAAGTTGTCGGAACAAGTAATGTAGGCGGTTGGCGTTTATAAATCATTGCCAGGGGAAGAGATCTAGTAACTTAGTAGAATTGGAGATTTACATAACCGAATCTCATCAGGTATAATATAGATGAGTGAAAGCTCCATGTAGCGGCATGTAAAAGCTGTACTGTGCTCAGACAGGGTAAATACTGAGATTTATAGATGTCCGTTAGGGCATTGAGCCCGTGTCAGGGAGATAAGGCGAGTCCGCGCCGGGGACTTAATATACCGGCGACAAAAGGCACTCGCAAGGGTGCTGAGGCTGACAGCCAGCATAAAACCGCTCCATAAGAACCTTGTGGCACCAGAAAGTCTGGTGCCTTTCTTTGTGTGTAGAGGCTAGGCCATACGTTTTTCATAGGGGGATATAGTTAGAGGTATGGGGGAACGACCATGATTGACAAGCTTGTTTGAGTTGACAAGGTATATCCATACAACTCTATCGGGGCATGTCGAATGTGTGACGTTGCTACAACGGAAAAAATCGTGAAACTCTTTGGCATGCGGGAGAATACGCCAGAGGAAATGCTGCGGCGAATACAGTGAACGCTGACCAATCGCAGCTACTGTCCTTCCTGGAAAACGTGCTCAAGAAGCCATAAGATAAGGTATACGTTTCGAGTAGCTTGGAAATATACAAAAAATGAGGATGTGGACAAATGATGTTCACATCCTCTTACGATGTTAATTATTAACATTTTGGGTTATCCAGTTGTTCGATGAGGGGGGGCAAAGTACTGCTCCTCAGCGGCAAGACGGGCCTTTATGGCGTCTTCTAATGTTGAGAAGTGCCCAATGTAGTGGTACTTGCCCTGACTGGTAATTGCTACCTCATAGGCATTGTGATTTAAGTGTTTTCTCTTGTGGATGCCCTTTTACATAAAATCAGTCGTTATCGCAAGGTTGGGGTAAAGAGAAAAAATAATTGTCGCAAATTTAATGAAAAATTAATAATTAATGATTATAATACGTTTGATTATCAATATGTACGTTGCAAACATGGGCAGTGTCAGGATAGGGGGAATTCACTTGCAGACCAGCAGGGGTCGAAAATGGATTAGGGTTAAATACGTGTGGGGACTTATCAGCATAGTGCTGGTTGGTCTTTATCAGTTGGTACCCAGTGGTAGTGTGGTACCCAAACCGAAGCCGGAATTAGCACAGTATGATTTTTCTACCATGTGGCTTCCGTTGCGACTGCAGGGCAGCAGTGGCAGAACCTTTTCCATGGATATACCGGTGGATACTTTTTGGGAATCGCATCAGGGAGCGCAGATGGGGGTAGATTACACGTTAAGCCCTAACAGCCCCTTTGAGAGTCTTCAGTTCCAGGAAGAAGAGGAGGGGGATCTTCAAATGCGCTTTTATCATGGCGTGCTGAAGGAATCGCTGCAGGGGAACCTGATTGACTGGCAGATGTTAAACCGTTCGTACTATGGGCGTCAAGTGAAAGGCCTGCAGGAACAGGAAAGCCGGGAGGTTTCCGGTGGTATACTTCATGTCTATGCGGCTACCATCGGGAATGAGGAAAATAAGCTCATTGGCTTGCAGGATGGCCGGGATGTCTGGTATATGTACTTGACGTATGGGACCAATAATATGCTGTCGGATATGCTTGTGGATACTGCTATAAACTCTGTAACGGTAAATTAAGAGGAGAGGAGAAGGAAAATGGGGTGGCTTCGTGCCTTGTCTTTAGCGATATGCGATCATTTTATTTATAAAGCCTATATACTCTGGGCGACTTTTTTTCTAATAACGATTTCTGATATGGATTGGGAATGGAAATGGCCGGAGGCGCGTTTCTATGGCCTGCCCCAGTATGAGCTCAGGCTGAAGTTGCCTGACAAGCCCGCTGGACGAGACTTCCGGGATGAGGGGTGGGATGTGGAACAGGCGGTTTATCCTAAGTTCGCATTGGATGTCCATGAAACGATGGTGTTCGAGGAAGTACCAGAAGATTATATCCAGGACAAGCCTCATGAGCGGGTAATTAAGACTTTGGAACGGTATCAGATTAAGAACATTCAGTTTCAGGGGCAAGAGTCCTTAACTACCAACGATGTGCCGTTGAAAAAATATCGCTTCACCGGCACTAAGGATGGGGATCCCTTTGCCATGGAGGCCGTAGCCATAACTAAAGAGAATAAGGTTTGGCTCTTTACCTTCTTTTATCGAGCCAACAGTAAAGATGGAAAAGGGCAGGTGGAAGACTGTATTGACAGCTTCTATTATAAACATCATATGTGATGTTTTGGGCTTATGTGAAAATAACTCCTAATGGTTTGTAATGTCTTTTACCTGAAATGAATTGGCAATGGTTTGTAATGCTCGGAGCGATTTTTGTGAGGCAGGCGTTTGGCCTGCCCCACTTTTTTTATGCCATGTTACCCTTTTCCTTCATATGGGCATAAAGAATTTGGCAACGTCTTCGGGCCCGTGGATAATCGGGTTATCATTAGGAGATTCCTCCATAATACGGCGAACGACTTCCTTGATGACATAGATTTTTGAGGCCTTCTTCGTACCAACTCTCGTTATTGCCATGGGAGCAGTCAAGATATCTGAGATGTTTTTACAGGCAAGGTTTTCGGCCTGCTTGCCCCATACCGTGACAGGGATAAAATCGGTCTTGGGTTCCTCACCATCCCTGAAGTAGTCGGATTTAACGGCCAGATTGATGGTGATAACATGGTTGTTGTTGCTGGTTTCATAGAGTTTGATTTCTTGGGCTACACGTCCGCTGAGTGCTACAAAGTTCATTTCGAATTCCTCCTATATGTGTCAGTTAATAACGATACAGGCTTGTGGACACCTCCCTTTGCCGCCTGCCAGCTTGAATTTTTTTGTTTTTGACGCCCATTATAAACGGGCGCAGCCGGGAAAGAGCAAGGGCGCGAAGCGGCAGAGCGTACCCTTGCTCTTTGCTGGCGTAGCCCGTATAATGCGGCAGACAAAAACAAAATCTGTAATAGAAAAAGAAAAGATGGCTGTTATCCTGTTGCGGCGGGAAGCGCCGCAGTGTAATGGTCTGTAATGGTTTGAGAGGAATACATGGACGCCGTGTAGAAAATAAGCAGAAAGATGATGGGGCGATATTAATTATTAACATCGCGAGGAGGGAGGATACTACGATGGCTAAATACTACGATGGTTGTCCCTGGTGTGGCAGGCGGGATTAGTTATGCGGAAAGACTATAGGGGAAGAAATATTATGGAGGTACCATGGAAAAGATCGATATTAGCACAACGCTTAGCGAAGGGCTTACGGATGGTACGGTGAATGCACAAGTTGCCGCGGAAGATTTGCTGGCAAAACTGTTTAAGAAATATGGTGCATCGGCTGAGAAAGTGGCAGCAGAAATGCTGGTAAAAGCCATGATTAAGAAATAGGCGTGTGGCAAAGAAGAAGAGAGGCTGTGAAAAAGATTCTGCCCTGGTTGAAGGGTACCTTCTTTTTCACAGCCTCTCTCCACATAGAAAAAGACACTGGTGCTTGCAGTGCCTCCTGTTGTATGGTATGCTGTTGGAACTGTCAGCATAAATGCGGCATGATGACTTAGATGATGTGGAGGATATGGGTTTGTTGAGATTTGAAGGCGAGGATTATCCCAAGAGATTGATTGCGTTTGATATGCCTGAAATCAGCGGAAAACACTTGATTTCAGTAGACAGCCTGGACGTTGCTCTTATGACTAAAGACGGCTGTTATGTCTCGGAGGAAGCGCGGGCCGTTGATGAAAAGATTTTCGTCTATGTTCCGGACAAGATGATTGATGCTGAGGAGAATACTCTCATACAGTATGTGAAGGAAATGGTTGCATAAGGTGCAGCCAGGTTTGAACTGCGTCGATGTTAATTATTAACATCCAGTAAAGGGATAGAAGTCAAGTTGGAGTTAGAATAATCTGGTTTTTCATTCGCATTGGTAAGTGGATATCGTTATATAGAGAGAAAGAACCAACACTCCGAGGGATGAAACCTTCGGAGTTTTTGCTGTATAAATGATAAAAATGGCTGAAGGTCTAATAAATTTTTAAGAAAGAACTAAACAGATTCTAAGAAACAGGTGATAAAATTTATCAGTATTTATATGAAACTTAGAAAATAGCACTGCAGATGCTGTGCAGCCAAGAGTTTTGGTGAAATGGAAGAAAGGGTGTCAGATTAGTGGAAGCAGAATTAAATGAGGTACAGGAAGCGAAAAATGAGCCAGTAGACAAGGGATGGTACAGTTATTTTCTATGGGTGAATTGGTTGGTTACATACGCAACTTTACGGCAGGATCCAATACAAGTGCTTATTGCAAGTGTTGCCTACGCGCTGATAACCTTTTATGTGGCCTGTCGGAGCAAAAGCCTACAGTTTTGTCTGAAGATGCTCCCGGGAGTATTACTGAGTATGTTCCTAGCTTTAAAAGGTTTTGAACTGATTGGGGGAGTGGCCTTTGGAATAGCACTCATTGCAGCATTGTACTCAAATAGGAAGCGGTTCAAGATGTATGGGAAATACAAGCCATTTATGGCATTTTATGGCTCTCTTGTGCTTATGTGGATTGGGTTCGTTGGAATTCCCTTCATCTCGCTGATGCTGGGCAATATCGGTCAAAATGTAACTTATACAACACCACGCTGGGTGGATATAACATGGAGTATACTGACATGCTTGGTTTTATGGTGGCTGTTTCATAGGGAACAAACAAATGGCCGCAGGTTTTGGGAAACAATGCGAATCTTGTATCTTTTTCCCATAGTATTTGCGATACTCCTAATCGATTGGGCTACACTGATACCAATAAAATTCATCTCCGGCAAGAGTACTTTGGGGGATGATGAACATGATTTTTTGGCATGGGAAAGCTAG